GTGTGAACGTGCGTGTTTCATCATTTCAGATAAAGTTGAATTCCATTCTCCGCACACTATCCTGCCTCTCTTTCTTTGCGCAACCCCATACTGAATTGCATCGAAAACAGCAGACATTCCTCGGTGCGCTCCAAAGTTCGCAAGAATGAACATCCAGAACTCTTTGCCCTTGATACCATAATTGAACTTATCGACAGTTCCTTTGATGATAAACGAACCGTCGTCCATGACATATTTCATATCCTGCGCCCATTTTTCTCTCGCAATCTTTAGGTGAGCGCGTGATAGATACTGCTTTCCGTCTCCGCCTGGTTTCGTGGACGGTTCGTACTGCGAATAGGACTTGTACTCGTGCGTGATAGCAAAGAACGCCAGCGGACTTTCTCTCCAAATGGACAGGTTTGTAACATGGCGCATTAACTTATTCGTGATCTGCGCCCTGCGCCCCATTTGAATTTCGACAACCGATTTTGCGTTTATCTCGGCTTCCGGTTGAATTCCTGCTATGCTATCCAGTATTCCAACTGCAACCCCTTCGTCTCTCATTAGCCCTAGCAGGAGGTCAAGATTATACTCCTCCGTGTCCATTCCTTCTGCCAAACGCACATTTCCATCGAACCCAACCGCATCCAACTGCGCACCTGTCCACTCTGCGTCAAAGCCCTCGATGGAACGCAATGCAATATCCTTATCCTGCTCTTTTGCAATTATTCCCGCCATTGCAGTACAGAGAGTGCTTTTTCCGATTCCACTCTGACCAAACGCAAGATATGGAATGTTGTTTGGTATGCCAACCTTTACTTCGCCAGTTTTCGAGAACTGCGGAAACGCAAGATCAAGAGAGCGAAAGCCCGTAACAGTTCTTGTTGTCAAATGTGATTTTCCTATGAATTTACTCATTACTATTTTGTTCCTTTGTTACGGACGCGATGTTTATAGAGTTCTCGACTTCGTTGCCGAAAACATCCCAACCCAATCTTTGACGACGGGCAAACATCTCAAGACGCGGAGCATCACTTACCTGCTCAATTATGTCCTGAAAACATTCCGGCTTTTGGCTATGATGCTTTGTTCGAGTAACCTTCCACCACGTAGTATCAATGCGTTTTTTGATTGGCATTTTACCGATACGTCCGTGTACAATAAATTCAGTGGTCGGAGTGAATAATCCGCCCTGCCCCGTACCTCTCGGTTCTTTACACCAAGTAAGAGTCTCGCAATATTTGAAACCCCATTTATCCATGATAGGAAATGTTTGTGGTAAATATTTTTCGGTAGTCCAAACATATAACTCGCAATCTGTGTCTGCTAAATCGCGGATGGGCAGGGCGACAATTTCTTCAATGGTCATAAAGGGATATGGTAAATCCAGTTCAACATTGTGTTCATTTTCCGCAAGCAAACAATTTTTACTGCCAGCCCCCCACCTGCCGTATTTCCAAGGCGGATCAATGACGATTGTTTTATATTTCATTTTTCTCCTTCGTTATTGCGTCTAAAATCGCATGGATGAGGTCACTTCCTGCAAGCCCGATAAACAACGTCGGCTTGAAGAACATTATAATCCACCATTTCAGTTCATAGATGAGATTCATATTAGAACCGGCGACCAGTTTTATGAGAATTGTTGGCAGGAATATTACGAAAAAGAATATGTAAGACATTCTCATAAAGGTGGAAAATACAGGAAAGTGGCTCGCGAACGATCCATGCTTTAGACTTTTGGCGTAACCGTTCCAGAAAAACTTCCACGCTCTTGAACCAAACCAGCCTACCTTTTTCTTTATCTTGTTTCCGTAAACAATGCCGCCATTGCTCAAATCCAAGTCTGGAGAAACTAGTATTCCAACAAGAGAGCCTACTGCGCACTCGTAGTACATAGGCTCGCTTGTAAAGAACGCAACCATAGAAAATCCAATTGCAAGTATGGTGGAGGCGGTTGCGTGTGTTTTACCGTCGCTCATTTTTCCATTAGACCAAGCAGACTGATCGCACGAGTAATCTCAGCCTTCACTGTCTCGTCATCTTCGTCCACATTGAAATGTCCAATATTGTATTTCTTCTCTTTCACCCAAAGAACATAATCTCCGTCCCTGTCAATGAAACGAGTTTTATTGTTTGAGTTATCTTCCTTGCCTTTGATTTTCTTGATAATTGTCCTTACCTCTGCTTCGTCAACACACTCTGCAAGAGCCAGCCATTTGTTTGAAGGAATTTCGTATCCTTCCTTCACGCATTGCGCAATTGGAGAAAGCATTTTCACGCCAAGAGCGTACAACCTGTCAACGTATTCACCAGGAACAACACACTCGTCAAACATTTTCCAGATGGCACGGTATCGGATAACGGTCTGCTTGTGCTTTCCGATCTTCATAAACGCTTCTTCGTAATATTCCTTCTCGCTCCCTCCCGTCAATTCCTTCCACATTTTTTCGCCATTGTAGAGAAGTTTCGCCAGTCCAAGACCACTTGCTTTTCCGACAGCAGACAAACCAAGCCCCATTGACCAAACAGGCTCCATACTGCCTTCGAGGAAAGCCTTTTGAGTTGCCTCGTCTATCTTATCAAAGACAACCTTTTCCATGTCAAGCAAAGGCACAACTTGGTCTAGTCCGCTTGTCAGTTCAACCATATCTTTCATCGTTTCTCCTTCTTGATTACTTTTCCTCGGTAGATAAACTTTGATCTTGCGTCCCTGTGCCGGAAGGCGAAACCCACTTTTGCCACGCCAGCCACTTGTTTTCTTTGTATGCTTTTTGGCAATCTGGACATATATCGACTCCTTGTTTTCTGGTTACGACGACAACGCTATTCTTTGTATTGAGTTTCTCCAGCAACTTCACCTTGTTTTTTGCGCACAGAAGATAGCCACTCTGCTCGATATGACCCATCATCGGTATTTCAACAATGGTATTTCTTGTATTGTCAAGCAGAGCTGGCTGTACGGTGTTTCTGATAGGATACCAAAACTTTATTCCGTCTGACATTTCATAATTTCCTTATCTGTTCGGATGTTCGAAATGGAACAAATCCTCGGCGGTCATTTCCTGAATAATCGCATTCGGAAAATTTCTCTCTGCTATCTCCTTCTCTTTCGATGTCCGATAAAACACATGCAGTCCATCTTCAAACTCGTTAGTACAAACTCCGCTTGCGTATGCTGTGCGATAATTCCAAGCGTTGAGCGCAATAGGTCGTCCTAACTGCGGTTTTCTAGGAGGTCTTTGTTGTTCTCGTATTGCACCTCGGATAACTCCTGCGATAAATAGGAGTATTAGCAGGAGAGACAGAGAGCCGCAGACTTCGACGAGGATATTCATTTCATCCCTTCCGCGCTTCAATGTAATACTTGATTGTCCAGAATACCGTCAATCCCAACCACACAGGCCAAAGCAAAATCACGATGACGGTGGCCGTTATCATTCTCAAGAACCCTCTGTGATTAGCGCGTGAGACGAACAGCGCGCCAACAAGCAAGCCAATTACCAAGTAGGTTGTCCAGAGGTTCATTTTGTCACCTTCTTTCGCTAGTAACTGCACGGTTCATAAATTATATTCCAATTGACAATGCTGAAATGTATGTTTGCAACGTATCCGGTTTGCGCAGGAATGCTAATTACTAAACGAGGAATATCCGATCCGTTGCTGTCACAAATCAGCTTTCCTTGAATGTATATCGAGGGCATGTCATATTGATAATAAACTGAAACAGGAACAATCCTGTATTTGTTGAAGTTTGAGCCAAGCAATACAGGATAATCAGGAATGGCGATTTCCTTTTGAATCAGCCAACGCCCTTCCTGATATTCATAGTCAACATAGGTATCCGTATAGTCTGTGTTTTCCTGCCTTATGTCTTGCAGGCACATTCCGGTTGTTTGAGAAACAAGCCATTGCTGACAATTCAGACTTTTTGCAGATACCAAAAACAAGGCAAGCACGATAACAACGTAGTAGATTTTCTTCATTTTATTCCTTTCGCAACTAATCGAATTTATCGAATGGTTCATTCGTGCGACTTTTGAGTTTTATCAAGGGGATCGTATTTATTAATTGCCTCTGCGATCCAGCGCGCCGATGAATATTGCACCAACATAGGCAAAACGTCCTTGATTTGTCTTACCACCTCGTCTGCGTCAATAACGCGCTTCCGCAATCTGTCATTCTCATTCAGCAGACCAAGAACTTGTTCTCCCGTAAACGGATCGCTTCCAGCCCATACGTAGGCGTGGTTTTTCAATTCCGCAAGTTCTGCGCGCAATAAATTTCCTTCCTCTGTTTCTACTGTCAGAGCATCTCTTAGGCAAGTACACGGAATAACCTTGTCGGCAAGCACAACAATATCTTTTCCACAATCGGCGCAAACCAGTTGAATTTTATCGCTCATTTTTATCCTTTCAGTTATTCGATAAATTCGAACAACTCATTCTCTAAACTCTGAAGCAAGGGCGTTTACCTTTACGTCGTCAATAAATCCGGTGTCGTTCCAATCGTCAACCAATCTCAACATGCCGTCCGCGAAAGCGCGCAATCTATCGTACTCCTCTGCGGCACGCTTACCACAATCGCGCTCAGCGTCATTCGGACTAATTGCCAACAGATACAATGCGACCTCGATATTTGTTTCCATTTTCATCCTTTCACTATGCCTTCTTCGCCATTCGCAGGAATTGCTTCGGATTCAATCCTTGCAGAACAATTCCATCGTCGCACTTCACTGGACAATCAACAATCCTTGCTCTCTCTTTTCCAACATATCGCACCATTCTTTCAACTGCGGTTTCTGGTGCTTTCTTATCCTTTTTCATTGCGTCAGGATCGAGCCAAATATATATCGGGTCTAGGTCTTTCAACTGTTCAAAAAGTTCAGGCGCGGGTGTTTTCGTTTGCACTCCAATAACTCTAATTCCCATATCGTCTAAAGTTTGCTCCATGACAATCGCTTTCTTCTCGCCTTCAACAATAAGACCTGCGCCTGTTAGCGGAATGTCGTACAGCGGTATGAATAAATAGGAGTTCCCCATTGCGTAAAAGTTCCTGTAGCGGTCTGTGTCCTCTTTCGGATTTGCAATTCTCAACTTTATATTCTGCACAATTCCGCCTACGTTCCAGACTGGAATTGCAAACGCAGGTGAGTGATACGCTTCCTCGTTGTGACGATACACCGTGTAATCTGGTATCAGTCCCAACTTGAGATAATCAATCCAGCTATCCGCAATGCCCCAGGAGCGAAATACGTCAACGCTGTAGCCATTGTTTTGGCTGTAGAAAATCTCCCACATTTTATCCGCTTGCAGGAGTTCAATGGAACGCTTTGCGGCTTCGATACGAGACTTCTCAATTTCAATCTGGTTCTTGCGCCACTCATCCATTTCCTCTTTTGACGGCTTTTGTTCTTTGGCGGGATACCACCTGTAACCACATTTTCGACAGAAGCCAAGAGGAAAGCCGCCCCTGCCAACTCGGAACATAACAAAGCGGTCAGACGGATCGCCATTCTTGTGAACAGAACCCCCGCAGTTCACACACGACGAGCTAAATTCATTTGCAGACTTGCGCCTGACACAAGTTACCTTGTTGGCAATTGAGGCAAATTCAATAGGAAGAACGTCTTCGCGCATGTGTCTATCTTACCTCGTTTCTTTCGCAGTAGATTAATTTCTAATTAGAAATTCCATCCGTTTTTTGTTTCCTGCGCCGTCTTTCCTAAGTGAATAAGCGCGTCCATCGCAACCACCCTTGTAGCGTCTTTACTTATCCATTTCATCGACTCTGTCAACGTCACGACAGACGCAAGAAAGATGATCTTTCCTAACCAGTTTTTTAGTTTTTTCATTGTTTCTCCTCAATCTTTGCGAGACTTTCTAAGCGAGGAATCCAACAACCAAAATTATGCTTTTCTTTCCCATCCCACCAGGTTTGTCGGCAAATAGGACATCGAGAATATTTGTAGGTATCGCTCGGAGCAGAGCGGCTTTTATACCAATCCAGCACCTCCGCCAACAACTCTTCCGCAGGTTCTAATTCTTGCTCTACCAATCTTTTTATTTCTTCACCAAGAGCCTTGCGCGACTTGTCCTCGGATAAATTAAATTCAGAAATCAATTCAAGCAACTCAATACTTTTTATCATTCTAATTTTTCTCCTATTGTGCATAAAGCAGAGGAAGATACATGCTTCTGTGTTCTTCCTTGCTGTAGTAAAACGAACCGTCTTCTCTTATCCTGCACGGAAATACTCGTCCGATAATATCCGTGCTTCCAACGAAACCAAGTAACTCTGCATTGCGCCTTTTTACAATCCGCACAAAGCATAGGTTTGAAGATACTTCGAAACTCCAGCCATCTTCCTCTATCTTGGAGCCTATCGGATGTTCGTGCTTTGGTTGCCAGTATGAATAAACAATATCAGGCACTTCAAACAATTCACTGGCTTCTTTCAGGTCTGCGGCTCCCGGTATCCTCATTTTAGAGGAATAACTATCTCGTTGCTGTTTTATCAATGCTTGTGAAGCCAAGCCAATCGGACACTTGAAATACTTCGCCATGTGGAAGATGCGCTTTACGTCATCTGCGACTTGCAACCGTTTCTGATCTTGCGAGGTCATCATGCGCCGTTCTGGATCGGGCGGTATCAGTTGGGCGTAGTCAATTGCGATAAACGAGTAATTCATGTTTGCGGCAAATTGTCCTCTGCCATAGTCGAGCGCAGAGATGATGTTTGTCACGTTCAAACTCGCCATGTCTGCAACGGTCATGTTGAATGAGTTGCCAACAAAGATAAATTGGTCGTCCTGATATTCGAGTGGCTTGTCTCCATATCGTCTGGCTTGCTTTGCGGCAGTTGCTTCGGAGGTATCTTCCAGAGAAACCATGCCTACGATAAAGCCGTCAGTTCCTTCAATCCTGCGCTGTGCCTTGAAAGCAACGTCTCGCAGGGCAGTTGACTTTCCATGATGAGGCTTGCCAACATACATAGCCAATTCGCCTGGAAACTGCGGAGGCACAAGTTTCTCCAATCCGTCCACGTGAAACGGTTGTGCGAGGTGCGAATTGTCTGCTATGAACTTGTCAAACGCCAGTTTGTCATCATACGTTTCTTTGGCTGTTTTGACAAACTTCGCAGGGTTGAATACGTTACTCAACGATAACTCCTCGCTCAACAAGCGCACGATAACAGGAAACCGTATTCTCAATATCCTGGAGTGCGGTATGCGCGGCTCCCATGTCCTTCTCGAACAACTTGAAATACAGTTCGCTCAACTTCGGCCACTTGTAATTTCCATTGTAGCCTCCAGAAAGAGCGCAGAAGTTAGTGCTGGATTTCATTGTGCAAACCATTTTCTTTCCTGCAAATGGATTGCTTTGGAACAGTCGCCAATACTCCGCGCCAAAGATATTCACGTCGAAGTCGATGTTATGACCTACAATAGCGTCTGCCTGATCTATTAAAGACTTGAACAACTTTACCACATCCGAAATCGGCTCTCCCTTTACTATTGCAATCTCGGTTGTTATCTTGTGAACATTCGATGCGCCAACCGGAATTTCAAAACCGTCTGGCTTCACGATGTATTCCATCGCCTCCAAAACAGAACTTCCTTCAATCGCAATCCATCCGATCTGCACAAGGCGAGGCCAATTGTTCGTGTCGGACATAGGCGCACGGTAGTTTGCGGGAACGCCAGTCGTCTCGGTGTCAAAGAATAGTTTCATCTGTTATTCCTCTTTCTTCCGCCAAACTCAAAAGAAACGTAAGAAGTCTTGCGGAGCAATCCGCCGCAGTTTCGCTTTCTATAATTTTAACTCTATGATATGCTCGGTCTTGTACGTCTGCTTCTGGAAGCCCGGAAAGGATTCGATTTCCTTCTGCGATCATGGTGTGCGCTCTGATTTCGTCTTTCGTATTCTTAATATCAATCAATACTTGCTCGTTTGAAACATCTTCATTTTTCATTTTTATCTCCTTATAAAACAGAAATTTCTTTCAGGATGTGCGGAATTTTTTTGCAGAACTCTTCGACAGCCTCTTTTCCCTCTGCCTCTGAATTACACAGTGTTTCTTTTAATTCACAAACACACGCTCTGTAAAGATTATCTTTTGTAATACGCACAAACCCAAGCACAGCCAGTTCTCCTACCATCGCTTTTGGGGATAATTCAACATACACAGGAAATGTCTCGTCATCTTCTGTCGAATGTCTCGTCACCCATTTTCTTGTTATCATTTTGTCACTTCGCCTCAATATGACATCGGAGAGTCATTCGCGTCTAACTTTGGTTGTGTGTCTCGCTTAGGATACATCTGTGAATGGGCTAGGAAGTCAGGAAAACACGCAATGAAATCGGCAGGATGATATTTTATCGCTTTATTGCTAATTGCGGCATACTTTCCGTTTCCTTTTCTCCATTCGTCATACTTCCTCCAAACGCTCCTGTCTTTTGTATACTCCTCAGCAACCCATTTCTCAAACTTTTCCCAATCTCTATTAGACGACCAGGGCAACGGATTGAAGTGAAGTTCCTGCTCGAAGCTGTTAGTGGCTTCTCTGGAAAGTATGGACTTATCCATATCCTCTTTTGTTATCTCTTGTCCTGTGGCAATTTTCCAATCAAGAGGAAGTGCGGCTTTTGCCTGACTAAGTTGCAAGCCTCTGATCTCAAGGGCGGCGTCTGCTAGTTTGTCCGCCATTTCATTCGGAGACAAGTTGTCGTTTGCCACAATTTCAAGAAACTTCAAGCGCAGTTCGCGTCTAATTGTCTGCATCATTTACCTCTTGCATTTGATATGCGTAGTGATATTTTGATTCTTCGTAACAAAACAGGCGATAATAGATTCTGTATATTTTTCCATAGCATCTTACTTCGTCTCCGACAACTGGCGGAAAACGTGTGTATGTATCTAGAACGCGAACATCATTAACGTAGAACATAGTACGCACGCCATTCTCTGTGTCTTTCATGCTCATAATTCACCATCCAAATAGTCATATTCTGGTTCTCTTTCTGTTTCTTCTGCGCCTTCTGGAATATCTTCAACATCCATTATCTCGTCACATTCTTTGCAGACTGCGCGAGACATTGTTTCTGCTGGAAAATCGTAGGTCGCAGGAGAAGCTACTTTTGTTTCAATCCAAACGCTCATGTGTTTACATTCGTTCATTATTTTTTCCTTTCTTTGAGCATGTTGTCTAAATCATCCTCAAACTCTTTCGCGTTGCGATATGCGTTATCAGTGTATAAATCTGCAAGAAATGACTCTTTGTATTTTTCTATTGCATCATCTACAACTGTTTTGCGCACCTGCTCAATTGGGGTAATCTTTGACTTTCCATAAGCAAGCGGACATTTACAGTAATCGCCTTTGCAGATGTCGGTGTATTTCTCGCTTTCGCTTCCAACCATGTGGCAAACATACATAACATCTGGATTATCTCCCCAAGATAAATGGTCATCTTCGGTGAGTGGAAACTTCTCGAAGAAGCCACACACAAAACCGCCATTTTCAGAGATTGGATTATCTTTCAGTTTGTATGTTTTCATGGTTTACTCGTCTTTCGATACTCATAAACAAGATAAAATAGGTGCGAATCGCTGATAACATTGCAACGATATTCCACCGCGCCCACAAGCCTGTCCGCGACGGCGAGACGTTTATGCAAATGTTCGTTTGCCTCGCGAAGTTCGAAGAGTTGCTTTTCTGCACGATCTACAACTTCTTCTTCTACAAGTTCTGGATACCTTTGGACTACATATTTTGCAACTGAAATTACGGCATCTAGTGCGCTCATTGTTTTATCTCCTATCCGTATGACATCGGGGAGCCGTTGGCATCGGATTTAGGTTGCGTAGACTGCTTTCCTCCACGCAACTCCAACCAATGCTCCTGTATGCCTTTGAGGCTTTTCTGTTGCCAGTTGAACCTTTTATCAGAATTCCATATCTTTGAAGCATATTCGATCTGCGCAGGAGTAACGCCATTCTCTACTGCCCATTGAGTCCATTCTCGATTGAATTTGTTTCCTTGCCAGTTCGGAGTAAGCAGGAAGAATTGGGCTACTGCGTCTTGAATGGCTTTTGGTGATAACGATATTTTCAGGATATAGTCAACTTCCTTGTTTGCGGAGTCGGTTACAGATTGCGGAACGCTAGTAGTAATCTCTGTAGTAGTCTCTGTATTCATATTAATGTTTCGCGCTTCCTCAACCTCAAGTTTCGCGCTTTCCGCCAAACTTGTTTGTGTACTATCGCCAATCAAGTCTGAATATAGAGCATCTTCATCCACTTTCCAAAACAGTTGCGCGGGTATGCCGCGAAGTTCAGAAAGCAGGTATTTTCCGCAGTCTTTTCTGGCAGTTCGCTGTTCATGCTGGCTAAGGCCAGTCTCTTCCTGCCACTCTTCGGCTGTCTTGTACCACCATCCATCTTCTTGCTTTGCGCGTGGTTGCCAGTAAATTGCCTGAGATAGCATAATGGCCGCTTTTACAGAACCCGTCAGAGTTACGAAGCACCGATGGAAAGCAATTGGCCTGTCAAGAAGATGGGTTATTTTCAAGTTTTGCTCCTTTTTTGCTATTACAATGCTTACAAAGAGTTTGTGCGTTTTCCATTGTTAATTTTCCTCCCATAGATTCTGGGAATATGTGATCCACTGAAAGGTTTCGTCTGCTTCCGCATTTTTGACATGTAAAATTGTCTCGCTCGAAAACAGTCCATCTAAAATCGCTTGGTATGCTTTCCTTTTTGCACTTGCATCTAACTCTTTTTTGTCGAATTAGCCTGATTTCATTGTGTTCTCTATCATATCTATCCTGTTCAAATTTTTTGCAGTCGTTGCATACCGGATAATCTTCATGGTCTACGAAATACTTCGCCTTCCTGCATCCGATACACTCAAGAATAAATCCGATTGTTTGTCCTAGTCGATAAGCATTTTCTAATTCTTTCTTCCATCCTTCTGGCGGAGGCCACTCTACGCCCCATTCGCGCAATGCGTTCTTATTCCATCCGCCGTTTGATGTTTGATTCTGCGTTATTTCGTATGGAGACGGAATGCGACCTACTTCTTGTGTATTCGTTTCGTCTATCATAGCTCGACTCCTGAAACAAAGACCAGCCAACCTGCTTTCCAAGACTTGTGACAGTTCAGGAGCGCAACAGATTGGCTGGTTTTTGCTTTGGAATAAAAATCTCCTGAAAACTGCCACGCCTATATGATACCGCAAAATTGGCAGGAGTCAATAGCGCAACTCTGCTCATTCCTCACCTTCTTGCCTGAACTCTTCTCTGGCGCGCTCATATGCTTCGTGATACAAGTCGCGTAATTCCTTACTATATTCTTCATTGGAAATTTCTTTATACAATAACTTTTCTTGCAGAATTTCCTCTTCTCGTTCAACAGCTCTATCAAGTGCTTCGCTCATCGCTCATCTCCTTTCGTTCTTGTCTAGTAAATTCATCGCTAATATCATCATATTCCCTCGCGGTAAGTACAGAAGTTTTTAGCAAGTGCGCCTCGATCATCCCAATGAATTTAGACAACCCCTTGTTGATTCTAAGAAGTTTTTTATTCTCCTCTGCCTGCTGTTTGTAAGCGGCGAGTTCCGCTTCGACTCCTTCGATGCGGAGAAAATCTGCGTGAATTATAAGTTTATCCAACGCGCTTACTGCGTACTTTTCCTTTTCTTCTGACATTTTATTCTCCGTTTTATTGACTACGCTCTTATTTTAGTTCACCAAAGAGGTCTATGTAATATTCCTCTAGTTCTTTCCAAACCGCAGAATCGCCTTCTCGTAGGAAATCTTTGAAAACCTCTTCGGCGCGCAATCCAGACCCGTCATGATAACATTCTTTGCCATCAAGATACGGACAAGCGCCCATTGAGGTCTGCCCTTCATACATTTGTTTTGGAGAATGGTATCCAACGTCGCCGGGCAATGGCTCAAACATTTCGCTGTGTTTTGCCCGTAGTTCTCGCGTCACTTCTGGCAAATACCAAGAAGTATAAACAAGGAATTGGGTTGCGCCAAGTTCTCCTTTCAAAATCATTCGCATTTTCACAGAGCCGACGCCATAGTTTTTACTTGGGTCTGCATGTCGTTTGTCGTAAGCCGGAGAAAACTCAACTATTTTTTCCATTTATTCCTCTTTATTTTTTATTGACTACGCTAATTTGGTATTAGCACATGATCGTGTGGGCAGGATAGGAGTCGAACCTACCTGATACGCCTGCCTGCCAAGGTTAGGTGTATTTACAGCCGATACTGCCCGTTCCGCACTATAGATATTCTTGTAGCGGAGATACCTCGAAGAGTTTTTCTGTTTTCACAAGGTAAAACTTTCGCTTGCGACGATCTTCTGGTCGAGTAAATGCGTCAACCTCTCCTTCGTTGTATAAAATTGCCGCGGCAGTAAATAAGCCGTTGTCAACAAGGCAAACAAACTGCTCGTCTTGCGCCTGTTCGCCATACGCGGGTTTTTCAACTTCTTTTCCTTCGCGGTTCAGGAAGGATTCCTTGCTTTCGTTGGTTGGATTTACATAGCATCCCATTTCATTTTTCCTTTCTTTCTATGATTTCTCTGCGCCGCTCGGTGCTTAGTTCATGCCGACTATCAACCATCTAGGTTACGCGGCGCAGAGTTGGTACTGCCGCCTCTTGGTTTCTACAAGCCGAGCGCGGCTGTTAACTGGCGGCGGGTCATCGCCACATAGCCTAATGCAGGAGTTTCACCTACGGACTCGTTTTGCGCTATTTTCAGAAGTGCGCTTCTTCGTGTCGCTATTGCTAGCCGTCCGGCGCTGGATTAGCCGCCGCCAGTTTTACACGGTGTTATACGCGGCGAATTGAAATTGACGGATCGCCTTCGGTGTAGCAATCTTTGATGTCTGGATGCGTTTCAACGTAGTCGTCAAGTTTCGCAGGAACCCAGGTTTTGCGCGCCTTCGAGTAAACCGCCGTAAAAAACTTACCTTTTACAGACAAGTCTTTCGACTTCGGGTTGGCGGCCAATTTCTCTGCGGCTCGAAGTTTCACTTCGTCTTTGATTTCCTGCTCCAGCTTGGCGATATTCTCGTCAACCGCCTCGGCCTTGCCTTTGAACTCTGCTTCGATTTCCGCCCTGCGCTGTTCAACTCCTGCGTAAACGTCACGAGTTTTCTGCTCGATCTCTGCTTGTAGTTCCGCCTTGCGGATACCGATTTTTTCAAGCAACTCCGCATCATGTTCAGACTTTGTGACTCGCAAGAACTGCTTCTGCTTCTCCACGTCCTGAAACTTTGTCATGATTTCGGTACGTTGGCGGTCAATCTCTTCCAGAGCGTCTTTGAGTTCTTGTGGAATTACTATGGCGGCAAGACCTGTCTCAATCGAAGAATAAAAGTCTTTCTCTTCGGCGCGCATGGACTGCTCAACTTCTGCAATCGCCTTCATTCCTTCGCTGACAACCTGCTCAATCTCGGCGGGGATTTTCACCTCGTCCAGCAAGGTTCTCTTCTGCGCTTCGATTGAGTCTTTTTGGCTGTGATATTCATCCAGAATGTCAAGTTTGGCTTCGATGTCCATTATTCCTCTGCGTCCTCGTCGCCGTCGTATGGCGTGCTTTCTTCTGCACCTTCCTTCGGCTTGCCATTCTTCAAGATACGGAACTCCTGCACGTTCATCTCAATGTTGCCAGCAGGTTCGCCTTCCTTCGTTTTCCATACCTTGACTTCCGGCGTTCCTCGCACGTAAAGAGACGTTCCCTTGCAGGTCATGTTGCCGATCAGTTCTCCAAGTTTCTCCCAGGCTACGCACTTTGTCCAGACGGTGTGTTTCTTGTCTCCGTAGCCAACGGAACTGGCAATTGAGAAGGTGCAGATCATTTTGCCAGACGGAGTGAACTTTTGTTCGGGATCACGACCAAGATTTCCGAATACAGTCATTTCAATGTCGCTCATGTTTATTCTCCTAGTTGCTTGACGATTTCGCCAACAGTGAATTTTTTCCCCTTCTCCAACTTGCCAACAAAGCCGCAGACTTCAACGACTGGCTTCTTGGAGAGAGTAGAAATTTCCTTGACGACATCAATCTTTGCGAGGATTTGCTTGGCGGTATAACCATCAGACAATTCCTGCGCAGTCTCAACGACAGTTCCTTCCTCGATGTGTTCCGAGGTTTCCTGCTCAGCATCTTGCTTGACGGGCTTCTCGGCTTTCGGTTTGTTAAGGTCTTTCTTGCGCCAAAGGACTCTGTCATCCTTTTTGTATGTTTCTGCGTTGTTCTTCTTCCAACCTTCGATCCATTCCTTGTCCCACAATTCCAAAGAGATACCAAGTTGCTTGCAGTTACGAGCGAGCGCAGACGATTTCGCGCCTTCGCAAGCGTCTGTATAGGACATGGACTTATTGGTGGTGCGGTACGTTGTCTCTCCAACCGAAAACGCAATTGGAATACCTTTCACAACCAGCCAAAAATTCCAGGCGACAAGAATGTTATCGTAACCAACATCCTTACTGACAGGGTTTCCGCTTGGAATAATGCCCCACTGGAGGCGACCAAACGCACGATTGAGTTTCTTTGCGTAGTACGTCCAGGGCAGGTAAACCAAACCGTCTGGACGGATTAAAACGTCCGCATCTTCGAGCGGCTCATCCAAGACCTTTTCTGCGTTTTCGTCTAACTTGAGGGTTCCAATTGCCGAAACATCAAAGGTGTACATCGCTTTCGCAATTGGTTGAGGTGCGTTCCTGGGAATTATCTCGCCAGTTCTTTCGTCTACGATTGGTACAATTTCTTTTGATTCGTCCGGTCTGGAAAATTCGTTTTCGTGATCGTTAGTCATATTTGGCTCCTTGCCAAGTTATGTCGGCTATGCGGATCGATGCGCAGATGAAAAACTTCACTAGGCGTTCTGCTTGTTCCCGACTGTCACCCGCTTACACTATGCGGGTTGGGCTGTGTTCTTATGACTTCGCCGTTGCCCAATGCCATGACAACATTTTACACCGTGTTAATGGTTTCTACATTAAATCCTGATTAGAGTTTATCGGCGTGTTAAAGCCGACAATGATTGACCTGCCGTTTCCTTGCACAAAGTAGTTTACAATCTCGAAGCCTTTCGACTTCGCCCACTTCTCGGCGTTTTTGATTGCCTCGTTTGCGTCCTTGCCATTGAAGGACGCTAGGTACTCTGCAAGGTTGGAGGTTTTCGAGACTTCGATCATCCCGCCTCCATCTGCGCAATTTCCTCGTCCGTAGGCGGGACGACGGTGTTAATATAGTCGTCCATATTTACATCAGGAGGAGCGCAGGTTGCCCAACCATCAGGAAACTCGCAGTAGTCCACTTCTGGGGATGCGTATAGGTCAAGGGGCCAGCGCATGACCATGTGTCCGCCGTTGTTCTCTTGATAAACCATTTCTCCACACCGAATGCAATAGACCTGTTTATCGCTCATTTTTTCTCCTTGTATTCTTTCAGTGTTTTGTTAAGCGCGGCGATCATTGGTTTTGGATTGCCGGTGTTTTGAAATATGACCCAAGGGCGATCATCCGCCATGTCGCATCTATGTCCAAGATTTTCGAACAGAGGGCATTTCCTACAATCGCCGAAAAGACTTTCAATTCTTGTTGATATTAGGCAAAGTGCACACGACTCTCCGCCTATTTCGAACTCGCTTCTTCCAGACATAAGTGTAGTGACATTCAAAGTAATCTTATGCCTTTCCAGAGCGTCAGGAAGAAGCCCTTTCCACTTTTTCAGCGAGTGCTTGATTGCCTCTTTCGCGTCCTTCACTTCTGACGCAGGAACGGGATAAAATTCTTTCTTCCAACTTTTTATGCTCATTTAGTTTTCTCCTTTATGATCTGTTCGATTGCTTGGCATATCTCTTTCCACGTTCCCGTTAGTTTGTCGGTTGCGGCTCTTGCCTCCTCATCTCCTATCAAGTCCTGGAGATTCCAGAGCGCACCATTGGCGCACTCCTTCCAGTATTTTGAATTAGGCGGCATTGCGTTTTCGTCCAGTTCAATGCCGCCTTTGAAGTGGCGAGTTCCGTGAAAGTGTGACATGCTTGGATTGTAACCTAAGTTATCTTGTTATGATTAATTTTTGGTTAGTGTTTTATTTTCCTTTTAGTGCTATGACAATTCCATATATTGATAAAATCAAAAGTTCCATAATAGTAGTTGAGATAACCCAGATCGCAAGCCTTTCTAGTCCGTTTTTTATGCCGCTAACGAACGCGGCGTGGAACAAATTTACAATCGGAGGGATAGCGAGATACAAATACAATAGCTCAATTTGTCCATTTTCATTCATGTTATTTTCTCCTTTTTATGCACATTTTCTGGAACGCTATTTGCGCACTTTACTGGACGGCTTTGGTTCTAGGATTGTTATGTTGTTGGCTTTGGTGTCATACTCCGGCAGGTAGGGAATGTTAATCCTGTGGTAGTGTGTGCCATCGTAGACTAGGGCTTCCTCCAGTTTGACATTCAGTACAGCCGCACCAAGTTCTGCGCCTCGGTAGTTATATATGATCTGCTTGACTCGGCTTCCATTGATAGCGTCCTTTAAGGCGCACCTTTTCAACACCAGAGCATCCAACTTCGATGAAATGAATTTCTTGTAGTTCTCTGGCAAGCCGCTCAACAGAACTACATTGTTGTTATGGAAGATAAGGCGCAGGGTTGCTTCAATCTGCCTCTTCTCTTTGCGGTCGTCCACATCGAACATGCTGGCGAACTCGTCAATGATGATGATTGAATCGTGGATGACCTCCAACTCTTCTACGCTGTGGATTTTCTGCTCACCAAGAACGCGGGCGCGCAGTCCATACGAATAGAGTTTGAAATTGTAATTCTCTGCGAGGGTTTTCAGCACCCAATACAACAGGTTAGACTTGCCTTGATTCGCGTCGGATATAAGTCCGATTAGCTTCGGGGTCTGGAACAGGTTGAGAAGATATTTAGCATCTTCTGTGGGCAGGGGCGTAGGCATTTTATCCTCCTTTCAGGGGATTGTTTTACACGGTGTTAATCCTGTGGCAAATCAACCGCTGTTATCCATGCGTCTAGCGCGGTGTCGCAATCGTCTGGGTCGTCTGATTCTATGCCGTCGTACAGGTCAAGCGCGGCTTGAATAAAACCGCGTGTCATTGTGCGGTCTTTGACGGCGGAAGATTCCATCAGGAAGCGCAGAGCGCACGCCATTAGTTCCGCGCTGTTAATCCTCCGACAAAGTTCGTGGGCGAACAGGTCTGCGTCCTCGTAACTCTCGCCAAATGTGATCTTGGCAACGGTTTTACCTGTCTCCTCGTCCACCAGGGACGGGCATTGTGCTGTTAAACTTGTGAATACATCAACTCGTAGTTTCATTGTTATCTCCTTTGTTATAGTTGTATCATGTTAAGGTTAGTGTGCGCTTAGAATCTTGATAGCAGGATCGCCAGTCCTAAGAACAGAATACCAAGAGCGCAGACGGTGAGCGCGTCCAGTTGTCGGACACTTTTACACGGTGTATTTTTGAGTATTCCGGTTTTACCGGATAACTGGCGGGTCATTCTGATTCTGCCTTCTGAATGGCGGCGCGGGCATTTTTCAAAACTGGGTCGGCTCTATCTTCCCAGAATTCACAGGCATTATACAGGTTTTGCAGGGCGTCCAGTAGTTCAGGGGCGGCGGCGATTATGGCGGCATCATCTGCGTCATAGGTTACGGCGATGTTATCTCCATTTTCGGCAATTACAAGCCCTTGCGAACTGCCTGTTTTAGCGGCGTGCCAAATTTTAGTAGTCATTGTTATACCTTTCTGCCCGATAAGCCTCGGGCGGGGCGGTTGGGTGTTATTCAGTGGCGGCGGGGAACTCTTGCGCGTCAAGACACTTAAACTCAGTGCGTGAGTTGCTGGTTGTGATGGTCAGGATTTGGGTGCGGGGGTCAAAGTTCAGGGCAAGGATGTTATACCCGCATTGATTCATAACCTTACACCAGTCAAAAAATGGGTGAGTAGTAATGGGCTTGTATCCTTTGCCCTGAATAAAGCATTGGGTATGTAAGTACATTGGGACGCAAGTCTCAAATGGCTCCTCGGTGCGGGCGCGGCACTTTCCTATACGGACATTTTCAAGATCGGTTGTGGTCAGGGTGATTTCATTGTCTCTTACGGTCATGCGGGCATGGTTCAGGATTGGAAAGGATGATTTTTTTGTAATCTTAACTTCCTTTACTGCCGCGAATAGATTTTCTGCTAATACTGCGTTAGGGGTGTTCATTTTGACTCCTTTCGTGCGAATGTGTTAACGATTAGGGCGGTGAATCCGATGGAGACAATACAACTCCAGGGATCGAGGCGCAACCAGAGCGCAGAGAGTAAATAGAGGGTTGTTATGATGATGGCATTTTTCATTTAGCAAACTCCTTTTTATAGGTTGCCAGTGTTAAGAGGCACAGACAATCATAATCAATTGCAGAGATGGATTTCCAAACGGGATCGGTGGGTGCTTGTTCTGGTTCGTATATTTCCAACAACTTACCAGTTTTCAGGTTTATAAAATAGGCGAGGTACATTACAGACTCCTTTTTGTTATAGTGGGGCGGGATAACTCCTGCCCTCCTGCTTGCCCGCATCCGATGACGCGGGCAAATGCAGGGCGGGAATTAGCGCGCCCAGTATGTGACTCCGTCATATTCGCCAGAGGTGTAATCCTGTTGCAAATCCTCGGCCACTCCCTGCCAATTGATATTACTTTCGATGAAGTCCGGGAGTCCCTTCGGGAGTTCGCCCAGTTCTTCTACCATGTCCTTACAATACTCCACCCAATAGGACTCGCGGATTAGAGTCGTGCCGTATCTCCAGTCTGGGCAGTAGTCCTCCAGGTCATCCCGGAGAGAATAGAGGGCGTTCAAGTCCTCGCCCTCCTCGGACTCGTCCCATTCTACCCACTTTTCGAATTGTTCCGGGGTCCACCCCTCGGGCGTGTCCTTGTCAGTGTTTGAATAGTCCGGGAGGGTATTTTCCTCCTGCCAGTCATCCCGCGCCGATTCCAGTTCTGTGATCCTCTCCTCAATATCGCGGGAGTCAATTACATCGTCACTGTTTGAAATGTTGTTTTTCATTGTAGACTCCTTTTAGTAGTCCTGAAATGCTTCACGCAGTTCAGCAATAACCGACTCTCCCAGCTTGCGGAATTGCAGGGAGATTGCCAAACAAGCCCGGTAAATTGCCTCGCCCTTGCGGGAGTCCTCATCATAGCCAAAATCACCTGCCCATTCCTCGAAAGAGTCATAGTTCAGAACGTCCGAATCCAAGAGCAGGGAGTTAATCACGTCCAGGGGGTCGGGGGTGATCGCTCGGTGTGTTAAGCCGATGGATGGATGAGGGTCAACCATCTTTCCGCCCTCGCATTCTTTCAATACATCGGCGCGCCCGTTAACCGTGTTATAGCCGCGCTGATCGTAGGCGGGGCAATGCGCACAGCCTGCCATATAATCGGTTGTAAGCAACTTGCGCCCGTTCTGTTTCAGGGTTACAACCCAATTAAGAGAGGGCGAATCCTCCCCGGCATTCCGGGAGAGACTCCAGGGAACGAACGCGGATTCTACTGTGATTCCGTGCTTGTTCAAGAGGGCGGTCAATTCTTTTTTATCCATTATAGACTCCTTTATTAGTGTGTTAAGCGGTCATCCATGCCGCCTATACCTGCTCTCTAATGTGTGTTAAAGGGCAGGGATAAGCGCGGGATTAGAGGGAGTTAACCCATTCCTCAAGGCTCATTCTGTATCCGGCAAATGAGATATATTCCTCAAGGGATTCGTAATCGTTGCATTTTTCAAGAGCGGCTTTCATTGCCTCATATCCGATGACAACCATTTCCCGCCCTGCGTCCGCAAGGCACGCGCTGTTTGCGGCTCTGGACACTACATCCTTAAACTTGTCTAGCTCTTGGCCTAAAATACTTTTGATTGCACGTACTGGCATTTGATACATTTTGACTCCTTTATCATGTTATGATTTTACACGGTGTAACGTGTGTTAATTGTATAAAGACTTCCGGTACAGTTCTGGGATCGTTTCGAATTCCTGCCCGCTTTCCAGAGCGTCTATAGTCTCTTTGGCTTCTGATAACTTGAAGCGCCAGAAGTACAGCCCGTCCTTTGTGCAGGAGAAGCGCCGGATAGTACAATGCCCGCCATAAGTTTCAATCAGCCAATTTTTATATACTCTTTGTGCCATGTTAAGCTCCTTTTGTTAATTACACTGTGTTAATTGTACTGTAGGAATATGAGAGGGGCATTAATGCCGCCTGTCCTGTTAATGGGTGTTATAAGATGGATTGTACTAGATTCGCCATAGATTCGCCTTTGTCATCTGCTATCATGTCAAACAGGCTTTTATCATTAGTCATGTGATCGGGATAATATATCTCTGACAGGGCTATGATGTCATAGCCAAAAAACGGATGATACTGGACGCGCGGGTATGCTTGCTTTAATACCGTTCTGTTTTTATTGTATAGCTCGTTCCGTTCTTTTATGTCCATTGTAGACTCCTGTTATGCGGGGGTAGGTTTAATCCGCACTGCCTGCCAGTATTTCACAACTGGCAAGCAGTAAAGCACGGGTTAAACTAGCGGGATGTTAGCTCATCCTGAATTTCGGGAGGGAGGGCGGCGTAAATCTCATCCTCATCAGGCCAGGTATCCTCTCCGCATTCATTAGATGCTTGGATTATACGATCTGCAATCTCTCCTCTCTGCTCATCCGTAAATTCTAGGGATTTATCATTGCAATAATCCCGGACGGCCTGAGAGACATTATCATTATAAGACTCCCATTCTCTCTGAGAGTAATCATCCTCATTCAGGATAGGATAATCAGATAACCTATCCTTCATTTCGTCGGCCAATTGCAGGACGGTATCATCCGACTCGTTAATTCCAATCCATTCAACCCAACCAACCGCCCAATGATTCTCACAGATAACCTTGACGGTATCGGACTCTCCCCCAAGTTCTGTTAATGCCGTTTCAAAGTTGGAATTGTCCAGATTATCCGAGTCTCTTGTCCGTCCTAAGAATACATACATTTCAGGCCAATCGGCGCCCATGTAATCGCGGGGTAAAGCCCATTTTTTCAGATTCTTTGGGGTATACATTTTATCTCCTGTTATAGAATGATGGTTCTGTTTGTCTGTTACTTTGTGCTTCTGACCTTGCAAGCTTGCGCCCAGTCCGGGCAATATTCGCCTACCATTTTTCGCCCCTCATAAGCAAATGTGATCCTTGCCATCCGGCAGAAGTTACCGCGATAATTCCGGTAAGTATCAAGGCGGGCAATTAAATTACCGTGCCAGTCTGTTACTTCCTTGAGATTACCCCGGACATATACTACGCCTCTCAATTTACCGTCATTGCATGGTAAAATATAGGCGCCTCCGGCCTCATATACTTTCCCTTCGTGGGTTATAGTGCAGTTTGTCTCTAGCATGGTTGACTCCTCTAGTCTGTTATAGTCTGTTGATCCTGTTATATGCGATAATTTACAATTGTTATATTAAGTGATCCTTTATCCTCCAATATAGCGTTCTTGACGTTGTTTCGTTATCCGTCCGAAGCATCCAAAAAATGTATAGTTTCGTTGCCTTTAGTACTGCGTTAAGTACTCTAGTTTTTGGGGTTTCCGGCATTGTTAAAACAGGGCGGCAGTTCACCATTGGAATTAATGTTTCGTCTGGCTTTATAATCCACGTATAAAGCTTGTCGCGAGTTTCAATAGATAATTCCGCATCCCCATTACCTTTTACCGTAAATGTTGTTTCAGCATCCATGTTATCCTCTCTCTCTTGTCTGGTTTGTGGTGCCTCGTGGCATCCATTCAGGCCACTATACCGCTTATAATGGCCTGTAGCATGTCACAAGAGCTCATGAGAAGCGCATCATCCTCGCGCTATTATCCGGGCAGTGAGAATCCGCAAGCTTGACAGTATAATCCTTATTGCCGCGGCGGATGCGGAGGACACAAGTATCATGGTATATTCGCTGACCCTCATACTGGGGGTGAGCACAGCGAATATTCCACATGTAACCGTTTGAGACGTTAGCACTCCACTCCAAGCCGATTTGGTCACCCTCGCGAAGGGTGTCAACAATGTATTGCCCTACCTCGTAATGAGCGGAGACGTGAGCGAAACATCGCGACGGTTTAGCATCATACTCATTGCCGCCATAACCGTCTGGGGCGTCAGCCGTCTTGTAAACCGTAAAATTGGAAGAGACGTCAAGCGCGACCTCTGGGTATTCTACCCGCCCACCGTCTTTTGTGCTCTTGTGATCTCTTAGGATGCGAAGCGCGCTCTTACCCTGATAATAATCCGGGCAAAGGGTGTCAGCCTTTCGAAGCGCTTTAATATCGTCTTTGGTTAATGTGTACATTTTTTTCTCCGCTTTATAGTATATGGTTGTTTGTTGTAAACTTGTGCAGTATATGGACAATATCTTATAATGCCTCCAATAGTCTAACAAGCATCCCAACAATTGGAGATAAAATCAAATAGGCCGCATACACCACCATGCAGAGTACAGCAACAACGCAGGCGGCAGACAGGATGTGTAAATTATTATTGTTCATTGCGCACGCCGCTAAACATGGATCGAAGTACAATGAGCATAGCATCGTGAGTGGTAATGCCCATTGCTTCGTTTTTCTCGTCACAGCATTGCTCAGCCAATGCCCTATCAGTACTCCAATGCCAGTCTGTGAGATAGTAGCCGGATTCACCGTCTACAGCAATACAGGGGATATATTCCCCGTTCTCGTCTCTGACTGTTTCCTGAATGAAGTATGCTTTGTTTGCCATTGTATTATCCTTATGATGTGGGGTTAGTCAATGTCATTATTCTACTATCATACTGCGATAATAGATTAATAACAGTTTGCAATATTGTAAGGTCATTCTCTCATAATTCTATTGACAGATTGACCGGCATACCCATATATCTTAATTTATAATAAGAAAATCCTTGCAAAGTTGTAAGTTTATTCTAATCCCGGACTCAGCAAATTCTAAGGGAAAATTAAGGAAGAGATGGTAGGGGGAGGAGCATAGCACCAGTCAAAATTTATATCGTCAGTAAATTCCCCCCAACCTTAGAGTATATGGTTTATCGTATATCTTCCCTTTTCTGCTCGCCGTAAAGATTGCCATCTTTCTGCATAATCCACCCATTCCTAAATATTACATCTGTAAGAGCAAGCGACAGAATATCTAATTCATCGTGCATATTTTCGTCTCTCAGCTTTAGTTTCAGGGCTGACGATATTCCGTGTAGAACTTCGTGAAGAAGCGAATGAAAAATATCCTCAAGGCGGCGGTCATTATCATAAATCCTGATCGTGCGTGTCCAGTAATCTATTTGCCCCCACAGAGAATCTCTTTTGTAAATATCCACCTCAGACGGATTGTCAACGTAGGTTATGGAATATTCAACGCCTAGAATGTTTACCTTGTCCGGTTTCATGAATTATCTTCCTTCTGTAGCCTTCTCATTTCCTTGGCGCTCTCTTTTGCCTTCGCTATTCCTAGTTTGAGGCATGTTATGTCTACTCGTAGCATTTGCTGGTGGTAGTGGAGTTCTTTTCGCAGTTCCTTGATGAGGGTTTTGTTCTTTTTCATTATTTCTCCTCGGGAACATTATTCTCCCGCCAACACTTTTCGCAAGCCAATCTTCCGTTTTCATGGTATCCGGCAAAAACAGTCGTCTTTAGATCATCGAGCGTTTTGTATTCTTTCCAACAATACTTACACTTCTCGCCCAAATACATTGACATGGCTAGTTTTAATAATTTGTCTCTATTCTCGTCCGTAATTTCTGAAACTAATACGTCCATTTTATTCTCCTTTTTGCGTCCATACTGATTTTGTTTGTGAAATAAGCACCCTAGAAACACGCAATAACCGAGAAAATTACGCACAGGATGGCGATAACCGCTACTCCAACGACAAAGAATATGTCTGTTTTTCTCATGCAATGACAGCGTTCCGGTTGAGGCAGATTTCCCGCTCCGCGTACAAAATACCATCCTGTGTCATCGCACATTTTACATTTCGGCTGTTTGTTCATTTTTCGACCTTTTGGTTTACTCTTGTTCCTGCCGGAATATAGCGATATGTAGTTCCTTCTTCGCTTTTCAACACATAGCACCAGCGACGGTATCCGTCATAGTAATCAATTTCTTTTTCGTCCTCCTGAACCACTTTGACAATATCCCCAACGTCGTTTCCGAATGTAGATTCAAGGAATTCAATTCTTGCGGGCTGTTTATTCATTTCTTGTCCTTTCCCCACCCCGTTCCTTTGAAGATGAGGTGAGGTTTGCTTATCAACTTGACTGTATTCTTTGAACCACACTTTGAGCAATGCACATTATTCGGATTTCCAATAACGTACCAATGAAATTTCTTTTTGCAATCTAGGCAACGATAGTAATATTTCATTTTATTTCCTGTTCTTGTTCCTTTGTAGTATGGCGTCCAAAGTTCCTTGCGATCTGAATTGTTCGGGTGTTTTGTAACCAGTAGCCGGACGACTCTCTTGGTATTTCTGCTTTGGCTGTTCCTCGCCAACAATGGACTTTATGATGTTCCCAACAAAATCTCCAACTAGAGACTCTCTCATTCCCCAAGCAACCAGTGGCTCAGGAATACCGTCAATCACCAAGCCCAAGATAAGAGCCGCAACCTTGCTCTGCTGGTCGCCCTGAAAATGCAGGATACCTTCGTAGTTTGTGTAAATCGAGTAGGCATAGGCGATAATGCCAAACACGATTAGGCTTGGATTTAGTTCTTTGTAGGAAGTCGAGAAAACGAATTGCACAACGGACACGGAGAACGCCAGCAACCATGCTACGAAAACGGCCAGCATTCCGTATCCAGACTCTCCTGCAATGGAAAAGTTGAACCCGTCCTGGCTCCAGAACATCGAAACCAGGAGCAGGGTAAATCCGGTAAGCAAAGCAACTTTTCGAAGAGCGTTAGTAAGTCTCATCTTTGTCTCACTTTCCGTATACTCTTGCGCCAACGAATTTATAGATATAGGTTTGGCTATCTATCTGTTTTTTCACTTGATAGATTAGAAGAAATATTGGAGCCACGTCGCTCATGTCGAAGTCGCCCATCATTCGCTCCGTGCGAAAGTCGCTGAACACAGCCACTCGCAATTCTTCGAATCCGTTCCCCTGCACGATAAGTTCCTTCTTTATAACCTCGTCATCAGATACTATTCTCATATTTACCTCCACAAGACGCGCATCGCCCGCGCCGATCTTCTATGAATTTGTTGCCGCAGTAATGACAGACGGGCATTTCTTGACAATACTCGTCGTCATTAATTTCGACCACGCGATTTATGTCTACCGCGCTCGCTATCTGATTATAATTAATAATGAGGGGCGTCTCTATCAGGGCTCCAACTCCTAGGGTAATCCAAAAAACCGTCTCTGAAAACGCCACACAAAATAGCAACGCGAAGAACGTAAAAAGCACTCCCACGCAGGCGATGGTGCTTTGCGCTTCTTGCTGTTTATGGCTCATTGTTGTCATCTCAACTCCACTGATCGAAGAATGGAACGGCTTCGCAGAATTTATTCTTAAAAATATCGGCGCAATGGTTGTCGTCTGGTATGATAATTGGGTAAGTTCCGGCGTTCCAGGGTTGCGACCACGCATACGCCAGAATACCGTTTTTGTTCAACTCGGCAACTATCTCTGGATTGTCGTCCACCACAAATTCTATCAGGTCTTTCACCTCGGGCGATAAAATCCGTTTCATCTTGAGGGAGCCAAGACACGCCGCGCCAAGCGCAAGGTCGTAGTCCTTGATATTCTTTCGAAGCCAGCGAATTGTCATTTCCTGCGCGACCTGCGGACGACCAGACAGGAACAGCACGGGATAATCACGAGCCATAAGCTGAACAACTAGGTCAATTCCTTTTTCGATAGGCTCTAATCCGTAGTAGGAATTTGGGTCTGCTGTAAAAGCCAGCGCGTCAGCAAGAATATCCTTGCGCTTCGCAAACCTTCCTTCAATGGAATACATGCTCCTGTTTGCAGAAGCGTCCTTTCCATATTTCTCTCGCAGATATTCAACAAGCGTTCCTTCGAAATTCGCAAGGACACCATCAATATCGAAAATCACCATTTTCTTATTCATCATTATCTTGCTAACCTTTCTCTGGCGGATTGTCGCCAATTGCTGATTGTCTTTTCCGTTACACCGATCTGCGTAGCCCATGACCGCATTTTTTCTGGAGTTAGAGACGCAATTTCCACCAGTTGTTCGTGCGTAAGTGTTGGTTCTACGCTCCTCCAATCTTTCGGAAACTTTCCGAAACTCTTTTCGGCGTTTTTAGGGGAATTTTGAGAACTTTCCAGTGAATTTCTCTTCTCTTTCGCTATTTCTGAAAGCAGTTCTCGGTGCTGTGTTCTTACCGAAACAAGCATTGCGGCGGGTATTGTTTGCAGAGTAAAGAGCGCACGAACCGCTATCTCCGCCCATTTATCTTCTGGAAACACGTCTAACAGCACATTCGAGAAGATTATGAGCGCAAGATAGAAAGCAAACGCAACTATCACCAAGATTTGCGGTGCGCGCTTACTTTCTGCTCTATTACGCCTGTTATAGAACCAAAACGAAAGATAGGTAGAGACAGCAGAGAAACCAAGGATTTCCACAACGAGCGCGCCAGTCCAAGCGAACAGGACAGGAAACCTCAGCGTGTCTTTTGCGTGCTGGAATGTCATGTATGCCGGAATGAGAGGGGCAAGCCAAGGCGCAAAGGCAGACAGGAAATTCACAAAGGAATTTTCCGTATCCCTGATCCAATCGTTGAGCTTGTCGAATGAGTTGCTATTCACATTTACACCGTGTAAATCATAGGACTTCGTTTTCCGCTAAAAATCCGAGCATGGCTGTGAAGAATGTATCCGTGTATAACACGAGAGAATCTTCCAAGAGGGCAGAAACCAATCCCTTTGCGCCATTGGGCAAAACCAGATACGAAACCAGCGTTGACACGAGCGCAGTCCTCGCCTTTGCAAAATCAACTTCGCTCATCCTGTCGGTTATAATTTTCTTCCCATCCTCTGCGTATTTGTTGAATATCTCGTTGAGTTGCAACAGCGTTTCTTTCGACCCTTCCACGTCATTTGGGTTTATGCTTTCAGAGAGTTTGATAATCTCATCAATATTCATTTTTATTTCTCCTTGCGACAATTATATACATAAGTCAATATCTCGTGGACTACATTAATCCCATTCTCATACTGCACAGCATATTCTAATCGTATTCTCATAAATTTCGGTTGACCGAGCGTTGTATTCGGTGTAATATATAGAAAAGGAGATACCATGAGCATTGCAACAAAGAAAGTTTCAAAACAACCGCTGGACGGGAAAATGGCGTGGGACGCGATAATCAAGTATGGTGGAATTGGAAAAGCAAAACTGCACCTTCCAATCAACATACAGACAGATCGCCACTACAGCAATATGCGCGTTTGCAGAGCCGCCTACGAATGGGCTTTGGAAAATCCAAATCTTGCAAAACCCGATTGGGAGTTTGAGGCTCGCCGTGTTGGAGTTATTCCAAGCGCAGAGGAGTGGAAAGCGTTCCTGCAACAGAAGGCACACGTTGCCTATTATTATGAAACTGGAAAATTTGAGAGATACATGGAAAAGGTTGAATCCTGGTTCTCTATCGGAGAAGGCGGAAAACTTGTATGGAGCAAGGAAAATTGAAATCGTTCATCCAAGAGTTTTCTAATTTGGACGAGTCTGACCACGATAGAATTTTAGAGATATTCAAGTCCAGGTGCGTGCGTTGCGGAAATCTCACGCGCATTGTCCACGAGATTGTTCCTCGCTCTCACGGAAAGAAATCTCTTGAACCGAAGAATAGAGTTCCGCTTTGCCCAACCTGCCACGATTGGGCGCATAGGAATACAACGGAATCGACTCCCTATCTAATCGAAAAAAGAAAAAAGGTTCTTGAAAAACTAGGATATAAGGATGACTAAAAAATGAAACAACCGCAGTATGTAAAAAGCAATTATGCAAGGATTCCAGACGATGACTACAAAACCGTTGATACTAGGTGCGTGGACGGACTTCTTTTTTATGTTGGTATTTTCGGAACAGTTGTTGATTGTTGCGCTCCAAGCGGAAGTGAAATTATTAATCGGATTGCCACATTAAGACCAGATCAGAAAACCAATTGCGTAGGAGATGCGTTTTCTAATTTCTCTGCCGATTGGATCGTTACAAATCCCCCATACGCGAAAAATATCGTTGACAAAATATTATGGAGGCAAATTGAAAGAGTGGAGGCTGGAGAAGTTGATGGATTTGCGACACTCATGCGCTCAAATTTTGATTACGCAAAATCAAGAAAGGATATGTTTTGCAGAGATAGTTATTATTGTCAGGTAAAACTTCTGTTTCGCCCGTATTGGTCTGCGGAAAGAAAGGCATCTCCAATTCACAATTATGTTTGGCACGTTTGGCATAAGCACTATGGAAATCCTGCGGTTCTGTATTATAAAGACGGAGAATAGGATGTATTCTTAACGATTTTATGTTACAATATCGGTATGGAATTACCACATTATACAGAAGACTATATAGAACAATGCTTTTTCATTTGGTATCAGAGCAATAGAGGGAAGGGCAGACTTCGCATTGCGGACGGACTTCCTCCGTCGCATGACGGAAATATTCCTGCGATAACAACGGTACAGATTTGGCGCTCAAAATTTGGGTGGGATGAACGGGCGGACGTTCTGGACGCAGAAGTGTCCATGCGTCTTGAAAAAGAAGCCATTGAGAAAAAAGCAGAAACAATAAAGCGGGTTATTGTGATGCTGGAGGATGCGGTATCCGAAGCGGCAAGCCACCTAAAGGAAAAGGGATACGACTCCTCCGCGTCTGCCGTGCGCATGTTGCTCGGCGGAAGTGAAGAACTTGTCAAGTTGGTTGGAACTGGCGAATTGCTTTTGGCAGTAAGCAGGATGAACGATAACCAGTTGACGAAGGAGTTCTATCGCCTTCTAGGAAAAGACGACAATGTAATAGGTGCGGAAGCAGAGGCAGAGGATGCCGATAGTATCCCCGAAGACGATAACGGTAGCTGAAAAACGGAAACTCATTGCCTTGGTTGCGGAGATGAAGGCAAGGGGTCTTCCGGTTCCAGAAGATATTGAAATTCCAAAAAGCACAAACGAGGTTACTTGGTCGATTGGTGCGAATGGGTATTTCTGCAAGAACGACGGAACTCCCTACAATCCGACAGAAGAGCAGGCAAATTTTCTTAAAGACACATCAAGATTTTCTTGTTTTCGTGGCTCCAGGGGATCAGGAAAAACGGCGGCTGGCGCACAGAAAGCCATGCTAAAAATAATGCAGGGGAAAAGCGGTATGGTCGTAAATCCTGACCTTGAAAACTTCCGCCTGTCAACGTGGCAGGAGTTGCGCAGGTGGATTCCTTGGAGAATGGTAATCCCTAAACAACGATATAGAAACTCGGACGGTTGGGATGTAACCCGCCCATTCACTATGGTATTTATGAATGGCGCGAAAATGTTCTGCAAAGGACTGAAAGACCCAGAGAGCGCACGCGGGCCAAACGTGAACTGGTTTTGGTACGACGAAGGCGCAAGAGATAAAACCGGACTAGGCTGGCGAGTTGCGAACTTCGGTGTTCGTATTGGAGACGATACACAGGCTTGGGTTACAACCACTCCAAAAGGCATGACCCACTGGCTTTATGAGTTCTTTGAAAAGAGAGAAATTCCAGACGAAGTTGTTTCTATCATAAGAGAGATTGAAGTTAGAACTGGCGTAAAGCGCGAGTTGATTTCTTCCTATCACGGCACGGTGCGAGAAAACAGGCAAAACCTTGATGAAATAACATACGCTTCCTACGTCATGTCTGCGCCTACTGGTTATCTTCGAGCGCAAGAGATTGAGGGAGAGTACGCCAATGAGGACGGTTCTCTTGGCGACAGGCATTGGTTTGACGGAAAGGTTCTTGATGTAATTCCAGATTGGGTTGTGAAACAGGTTAGGTTCTGGGACTTGGCGGCAACCGAAAAGAAGATGATTGGCAAGAAAAACGACCCTGACGAAACGGTTGGAAGTCTGATTGGTTCCGACAAGGATAAAGACAACTTCGTCATCGAAGATCAGGTTGGCGGTTTCTGGAGTTGGAAGTCAATCAAAGAAATGGTTGTAGACATTGCGAGAAAAGACGGCGCAGAAGTCACGGTATGTTTTGAACAGGAACCAGCATCCGGTGGTAAAAATCAGGTTGCGGAACTAAAAGAGCATATCCAGAAAGAACTTCCAGGATGGAACGTCACATCCATTGAAGCGAAGAAACTTGGAGACAGAGTTCTTGCCGCAAATACGTGGTTTGGCGAAGCGTCCGTTGGCAAGTGGTGGATGATAAAAGGATTGTGGAACGATTTGTTCCTTGCGCAGTTGGATGTATTTCCAAGCGGAACGCACGATGATAGAGTTACTTCCGTCACTGGCGGGAGACACTACATTGCCCCTATTAGAAAATGGAAGAAAGTTGGCTTCATGGCAATTGGCTCTGTGAGCGAAAAGAAGGAAGAAGAGTCGGAAACTTAGCATAGTAAATTCAGACGATATTGCGTAAAATAGGTGTAATGAATATTTTAACTTTCCGCAAGGGACAAAATTAATGGCAAAACGACAGCCTAAACAGTATCTCAAGATAGACAAAAGAGACGGGCAAGTGTCTGCTCCTGGTGGACAGTTAGCCAATTATTTCTTGCGCGATGTTCCTCTTTGGAATCCTCCTGCGTGGCAGACTGCGGAAATGTGGCGCATGTTCGTAGTGAAACAACCAGTAGCGGTGATTTGCAGAGACACAATTGCAAATTTCCTGAACTCCCTTGACTGGACTATCACCGCGAGGGACAGCGAACAGAGGGACGAACTTCGCTCAAAAATAAAATACTATACCAAATTGCTTGAGCGTGGAAACGCATACTACTACGACATTGATTTCTCGTCTCATATCGAGATGGCGGTCAAGGATTTGTTTGACCTTCCGTTTGGTTTCGCAAGCGAGATTGGAAGGCTTGACGACGAGCCAAAAGGAAAGGTTGTTTGGATACGTCCGCTGGATGGCGGAACACTCGCCCCAACTCTGAACTTCGATTTTCCAATCGTGCAGACTGCCGCAGGAACAGCACTAAATCCAGTTTACCTTCCAAGAGATTTTGTAAGCAGGGTTTATCTTTCGCCAAGAACAGAACTTCGCAGGGAGGGTTGGGGCTTTGCTCCTCCAGAAAGAATTTGGCGTGCGATTGAAATGTTGTCCGCTGGAGATAACTATTATGCACAACTCATGCTCAACACACCGGAAGCAGGAATTCTTGATCTTGGAGACATGGAGAAAGACAGCGCAGAAGAATGGGTGCGCTCTTTGCGTGACTTGCTATTTGGTGTCAATCCACTAAAAGTTCCAGTCCTTTACGAACACACTACTATGGCAAAATGGATTCCGTTTGGTAAACCGCCTAGCGAAATCATGTACGACACAACTACGACTAAGTATGCGGCTATCGTTGCGGCTGGTTACGGTCTTACGCTTTCGGACATTGGCTTCCCGTCATCATCGGGAAGTGGCGATACTCTATCTGGAACAATTCGGATGGAACGTGTCGGAAAAGGCTCTGGAAAGGCAATCGCCAAAAAGAAACTGGAAGCGTATTGGAACAAAATCCTGCCTGATGTGATAAAGTTCTCGTGGATCGACTACGATGATGAAAGAAATGTTTCAAAGGGTCGCGCCCGCCTAGCGTCTGCGCAAGCGTCCGATATTCTAGTTAGAAACAAAGTCTTTGCTCCGATGGAATTGAGACAGCAGATGTTGGCAGACGGTCTTATATCGGTATCGGTTCCAGAAGAAATCGACATCAACGATACGAAGTTGTTCCCGCAACCAGTCAGTCCGTTTGGGGCTGGCGGTGGAAGTAAAACAAAAACGCTAGGAAGTCCAGTTCCTCCGTCCAGTGGCGGACAGGGAGAGACAATTCCACAGCAAATCGTACAGCGCAACATGGCAAACGCAGAAGTTGGGGTTTCGAAGGCAATCTTTAGTGCCGCAGAAGTTCTTGGAGAACTTCTCTCAAACGTAAAAGGAAAACTCTCCGAACAGGAACTTGACATTTGGAATCAGTACATAGATGACTACCTTACTGGCAAATCTGACATCGAAGAGGAAGGTCTAAGGCTGGTCGTGGACGACGTTGTAAAGATAATGAGCGTTGCAATTTGCGCTCAAGGATGGGCAGAGCAAATATCAGAAGAGATTGCAAAGAGAGTTGTTTCAGATGTTTGCTTGTATCGCAATTCCATAAGAGAAAATCTCGTATTGGAAGCAGAGGAGGTTGGAGAAATTCCTGATGATGATGACTTTACGCTAGACGAAGAAAAATTGGCAGAAGAAGTGGGTGTTTCGTTTGCCGATTGCGTTGCACGTCTCTGCGCTCTGCACCTAAAATCTAAATTATCGTCTGATTTCGGTGTTGACGCGACAGAGACAGTAAGTAATAATATTCGTGTATCTAGGGAAGTGAGCACAGAAGTGTTGCGAAATCTTCCCTCCGTTATGAATGTCGCTTATCAAAGTGGCATAAAATTTGTAGAAAAGGAAATAGGAAACCATGCAAACGATTAAGTTATTCATGCGTGCTGTTGGAGCGCCAAATGCCGCCCTTGGGATCGTCCCGATGGACACATTCGAGGAAGAACTTGAGTACAAGTATCTTTCACAGGGCTTCAATGTTCTCGCAACCCACTACCTCGGAGAAGTGAGGAGTGATAGCGGCGGCGCGCTAGGCTACAAGGTCATGCTTGTCTTGCAAAAGGAAGATGCGCCAAAGACCGCCAGCAAACAGACGCTCAAGGATATTGGTAAGTAGTGCTGAATTTCTTCTTGTATGCGGCGGTAGGGAAGCTCCTAATTTTTCTTGGAATGGGCTTCCCCTACCTCCGCAACTCAAGTTTCGTGTTTGTTCGGAAGTTGTTTAGTTGCGATTTATGTTTGGGTTGCTGGATTTATTTTGTGCTTGCGGCTTTTCTGCACATAAATCTTTTTGAAGATGTATATATATATGTTCCCGTCCTTTCTGAAATTGTCACAGGTTGCGTAACATCATTCACGATGCACCTGATTTCAATTGGATGGAAGGAAAAGTTCTCGGTAGTGGTGATCTAATGGCAACCGGAAAATTAGGCGGAGAGGGGAAGAAACTCTGGGAGAAAATCTATAACGAGTCTGTCGCAAATGGAGACTCGAAAGAGGTAGCCGCGCAGAAATCTTGGGCTGGCGTAAAGGATGGCGGTTGGAAAAAAGACCAAGACGGATGGAACAAGAAGTCCGATGCGATTGCTTTTGCTTCTATGCACATCACCAAAGCGTCTTTGAGCAATGGTGTCATGCGTTGGGCGGCAACCAACTCTGATATTGAACCAGACCTGTACGGCGAGAAGATGTCGCTCGAACTCTACGAAGATTTTATCTCGCACATTGAAAACGAAGACGAAGTTCCCGCCGAGTTCAAGTCTGCGGTCTGCTCTGATTATTGGTGCGGTGGAACTCCCTATTTATCTGTATCTCATTACTCCGATTTGAATGGCGATGCTGTTCCTGGAGAGCCTCTCGAATTATTCGTAGATGGGAAGAAATTCAAAGCCAAAGGAGTTTTATTCGACTCCCCAATCGGACACAGCGTTTGGCGCAGTTTGAAAGAAGATAAAAACAGAAATACCGATGACAAAATAAGAATCTCAATTGGATTCCTTGATCTTGCGCACAAGCATGGCGAAGATGGAGCGGTCTGGGTAAGGGATGGCGCGTATTCCTATTGTTCAGACTGTTTACACGGTGTAAAAGACAAGATTTATGTCAAAGGTTATTTGGTTCATTTGGCATTGACCAGAGTACCAGTTAACACACGAACCGAAATGGTTCTTGAGGAGAAATCTATGGCTAAGAAAATTCCCACCCGCAAAGAAGACGCTGAAAGCATTGTTGGAAAAACCATTGCAGAAGAGATTGATGCCAAACAGCGCGTGTCCGTTCAGAAGTCCGATGTCTTGGTTGAAATGTCAGAAACCGTTGAAGAGACAGCGGAATTGGTCGCAAGTGCAGAAGAAGCGGAGTTGCCGAAAGTCGAAGAAAAACCAACCGAAGAAACTCCTGCGCCTGTTGTTGAAGAGAGCGTTGCGATTGTTGAGGATACTGTCAAAACCGAAAGCGAAGCCCCTGCGGAAGCACGTCTTCCTCTTGGTGGTGCGGTCAGCATGAAGGAAGCCGAAAACTTCGTTGCCGCAAAGAAAGAAACAATCTTCGTCATGGATGCGTGGTCTATCCTATCGGACGTTGTTTGGAATATCTTCTCTCGCAACGATGTTCCAAGCAAAAAAGAAGCGGTGGACGGTGCGATTTCGGAGTTCAGCAAAGTGCTTGCCGCAAAAGCGATGGTTGCGTTTAGCGTCATCGAAGAGCCGCACGAACTAAAACCTGCCATTGACGACCTGCTTGATGGAGTTGATAATTCACTCCAGATGAAGGCAGATACCACCGAAAAACTTGCGTCACTCAACCCTGCCCTGCAAAAACTTGGAGAAAGCATAACGGCCTACGTTATGTCAAAATCTCAGGTAGAAGAAAAACCTGTTCCCACAGAAAATAAAGATGACAACACTTTACTAGGAGAATTAAAGAGTCTGATCCAGCCGATGAGCGAAGCAATCGCAACTCTGGCAAGCGATGTTGGAATCTTGAAATCGCAGAACGCCGCAAGAGGTGTTGAGGTGAAATCGAGAATCCCGCAACCAAGAACTTTCCAATCCTCGGTAATCAAAGCCCAGGTAGAGGAAGCTCCAAAGCCGGGTTCGCTGAAAGCAATCGCACGAAAGTCTGTTGGACTAGACCGCTAAGAAAACTCGGTAAAGCCAACTTAGTTGGCGGCGTGCAATTCCTTGGAGAATTAACATGACCGCTGTAAATCCTATTGAGGGCGAAAAAGTTCTCAATCCGTCGACCAACGAGGCATTTGTTGCCCGTCGAACCGACCCCGTAGTTACCGACGTTTCAACGCCCGGCGATTTCGCCGCGCAGTTCCCTACTCCGCTTGACCCAACCGAGATTCTAACTCTCTGCGAAGAGGTTACTCTGTTGCAGGCCATTCCTGAAATTCGGACTGGCTTGAAGTCTGAAACCTGGCGCGAGATGACCTCGCTTGCGTTTACTTCTGGTTCTGCTTACGTCGCCTTCACAGACGGCGCTTGCCCAGAAGAGTATTCGCATGATGGCGTAAACCAGACCGTTGACCTGAAAAACCTCGGTGCAAAGAAATCCCTGACCATCTCGGACATCATGCACTCTGCCGCAGTCATTGCTGGCGGAAGCGGCATCGAAGCTCTGCTTGGTGGATATGCCGCAGGACAGGGTATGCCCGGCGCGAAAGACATCGCAACCTTCGGACGCGAAGCAATCGCCTCTCTGAAAGAGAAGGAAATGCGCCTCGGAATGACCCTCGTTCTGAATGGCGAAGATCGTCTGCTTGCCGTTGGCGATGTTGCCACCCGTCCGCTGGAGTTTGACGGCATCGAAAATTGGGTGACTTCCGCAAGTGGCTCTCACTCCAACGTCATCACTGGTCAGTCTGCCTCCGGTACGTTCTCTGCACAGACCTTCGACAGGTTCCTTGCCGAATCCTGCGCGAAGCCAACCGCCATCTTTGGGCATCCCGCCGCAATCCAGGAAATCATGTCCGCATATTTCCAGCTTGGATTTGCTGGCTCACAGGTTGTGAACTCCGTTGACGGCAACCGCATCACCCCAGGCTTCAACTTCGGTGGGTTTGTCAACACTGGAATTGGTCGCTTGCAGGTGGTTGCAGACAGCAACTTCACCCGTACCGCAGGTGCGTCGGGTACGTTCCTGTCAAACGTGTACGCCCTGCGCATGACCCACAACGGCGAACCTCTGGTGTATCGCTCCACGCAGATTCCGCTGAGCATGATCGACTTGGCTCCAGGATGTACGGCTATAGCCTTCGAATTATGGAAGAAAACAGCCCTGATTGTAAAGGCGCTGTGCGCCCAGTCGCTGTATCAGTTCGGGTCATATTCAGGAAATTTGGTGACGGCTTGCACTCAGATCGGGTAAGTCTACCAATCTTGTAAAACCCTTGACAAATCGGGTGGTTTGAATATATAGGACTGTTGAAAGACAGTCCTATTTTCATTTTATAATCCAATTCTCATATTATTGCGGTAAAATATTAGGTGGAGGTAAAAATGCACAAGCCAAAAAGAAAGAAGCACGGCAGTAATGGGATTTGCGACAGGACAAGGAAAACAAAGTATTTGACAGAGCAGGACGCAGACAAGGGAATTACTTTTATTTGGGGAAGCGATCCTACGGCAGATATAAAAGACCTGCATTCTTTTCGTTGTGACTACTGCGGCTCCTGGCACGTTGGGCATAGGAGTAAATTCATAAGAGTGCAACAAAATTCATAATTGACATAGAAACCCCCTGCTTGTATGATTGTATTAGAAAGGATAAATATACAATCATGGAACTAAAAACTGACCCACAAAAAGCAGAAACAAAGTTAGACCCGCAGGGCGTTGTCATCAAGCAAGACATTCCAAACAAAACAACCAAAGACCTGTACCTTGCCGCCGCCTTCCACGCAGAGGGTTGTCGGCTTCTTGGCATTGACCGAACAGACCCGAAGCGCATGGTGTTCTCGTTTGTCGGAGGAGAACTCGCAGACCGCGTAGAAAAGGAATGGTACGCTGGCGTTGCGGTTGGTTCTTATTCCGTTTACGCCGCGTCGCTCAGAACGGCGAAGAGCCTTATACATTCATGAGATAATTCACAATGATACAAGGCGCACAATACGAGAACGGAAAAGTTTACATTAGGTATGGGCAACCTATTCCTAAATTCATAAAGATCAACGGAAAAGAACTTGTCTGCAATGTGCAACACGGAATTTCCATGCTCGTTGTAGACGAGTCCGATGTTCCTGCGCTCCTTGCGGTTCAAGGTGGATGTTGCGGAGGAACGAAACTCGTTTTCTCTCTTGCGTCAGAACTTGCAGTAAAAGTATGGAAGGACGGACATTATTAGAAATAGATTAGTATAATTAGAATACGATTAATCCATGTTAGAATAGAATTAAAAGGAGAACGTATGGACTTAAAAACCATTTTCAAGACTTTGGGTCTGCCACTCGCATTGGTCGCTGTGATTGTTGCGCTACTCGCCTGGGCTGGGCTGGATATTGGGCAGATAGAGATTGTTGCGGCCAGTCTAATCGGTCTGCAATTGGCGATCTCTTTTCTGATTGACGTGCTGAAATATTCAGGTGCTATCAATGACGGCACGGCCGGATTTTGGTCTGCGTTTTTCAATCTGCTCGCGTTGGTCGCTGTTGCTTTCTGGATGAAGTTCTATCCCACATTCGACATCCACTCCCTTGACAACCAAATCGGTGAACTCGCAAAACTACTCGGTCTAATCTTTGCGTACATTACGCAGATGATTGGCACAAAGGCGGTTCATAGGTTCTCGGTTGACAAGTTGGAGATCGAGGCTTTCTCAAGCGGCATGACCGACAATCAGTAAATCGCTTGGAACTAAGATAAAAATGAAAATCGCAACAACTGGAAGTAAAGGAAAAATAGGGCGGCGCTTAGCCGCCCTAGGTGCTATTCCGCTGAACTGCGACATTCTTGACAAGAACGCAGTAGAAAGGGAATTACACCGTGTAAATCCAGACGTGGTTATTCACGCCGCAGGAATTTCTTCAATTGACGCTTGCGAAGATGACTATGAAAAAGCACTTGCGGTAAACGTATGGGGAACTGCCAATCTCTGTAAACTAGCAGAAAACAAAGTTGTCTTGCTGTCATCCGATCAGGTCTATGGCGGCAAAAGGATTTTCGGAAAGTACAGCGAGAAAGACGAACCGAAGCCGATAAACAATTACGGCTTCACGAAGTTTGGCGCAGAAGCGGTTGTCAATTTATATGGCGGAAAGACAATCAGGCTTGCCAGAGGCTTCTCTTACGAAATCAACTCGGATATATGGGGTTATATTGACAATCTGCGGCAAGGAAAAGAAGTCAAAGTTCCAACATTCATAAAGAGAAACTACTGCCACCTTGATTTTGTCGCACAGGCAATCATGGAATTTGCGAATCATGTCAATAATATGCCAAAAGTGACGAATTACGGAAGTGAAAATTCGATGTCGTTCTACGATTTCATGTGCGCAGTATCCAAGGCGTATTTTAGAAATGATAGATTTGTTGCTCGAAGAACGTCAGAGATAGCAGGATATTCTCCTCGTCCGCGCAACTGCTCAATGGGCGTTTCGCTTGCGAAGTCTGTTGGCTTGCCAATTCACAGCATATCAGAATCTATTGAACTTATGAAAAAAGAAGAGTTCCATGTATAAAACAACGATTGTAATTCCGTGCCACAATCACTATGAGCTAACTGGTCGATTACTTCTTGATTTACTTTTGCACGAACAGAAATCAATTGACCGAATTATTATTGTGGACGACCGCTCAACAGATGCCGAAACAATTGCTTCTCTGGATGCGTGGAAAGATGATCGCCTTCTTCCTATAGAAGTGGAAAAATTGATAGAAAACGTAGGCTTTACGATTGCCTCGAATATTGGACTTAGGCTTGTCGCATGTACCAAACACGAAAAAGACAGGATCGTATTCCTAATCTCAAATGATGTGCGAATTCACGGAAAGTTTATCGGGCAGACAGAAGAAATTCTATCTGCGTCTCCGAAAACTCTTGTAGGACATAAACTTCTTTTGCACGATACTGGCTGGAACACATTCAATGGTAGGGTGTTCGGATACGCGGAAGGCTATTTCCTTGCGACAACCGCAGATAGGTGGCAAGAACTTGGATATTTTGACCCTGCGTATGCACCGAATGACTATGAAGACGTTGACCTGTCTACAAAAGCAAAAGAACTTGGCTTTGCGCTCTCTCCGCTAAACACTCCGAATATAGTTCACTTAGGCGGAGGAACTCTTGGATACAATCCAGAGCGAGAGGCAGTCACCAAAAGAAACAGAGAATATTTTCGAAAGAAATGGACAGAATAATGATTGACACATTACCGCAAGTTGAAATCAAGAGTTTGGAAACCAGGAAGATTAGGCTGGTGCTTTCTGGAATCTTTTACCCCTTCGCAATATTAAGTTATTTCCGCCACGCGCTCGAAAAGCGTCCAGACGTTGAATTGTTTACTCTTGGGGCATACACAGGAGATTCAATTCCTTGGGGCGGTGGAATGAGAATACCAATGAAGTACGTGAAGCCAGTTGACCTTCCTCTTCCGCCAACAATGACGAGACCATCCTGGCACGCAGTAAAACATAATCTTCCTTGGACGCCAGACCTTGTAATAGCCTGCGACGCTGGCTTTCACTTCTCAGACCAACCAGATTGCCCGTATGCAGTAATCGCAACCGACCCGCACGTTTTAGGAAACTGGTACGAGGATGTTCGTCCGAAAGCCGGATGGTTTTTCGGTATGCAAAGATACTACCTAAAACCAGGAGACATCTTCCTTCCGTACTGCTGTTCTCCAGACCACCATTACGCAATGAGCAACGTAGAAAAAGACTACGACGCAAGCCTGATTGGTCTGCACTACGAACAGAGAGATAGACTTGTCAACGCTCTGCGCTCAAGAGGTCGCAAGGTTCTATATGACCTTGGTCTTATTTATGACGAATACCGCCAAGAGAATAACCGCGCGACAATCGGACTAAATTGGTCTAGTCTCATGGACATAAACGCCAGAACGATGGAAATTATGGCAATGCGCCAAGTTCCAGTTATTAATCGCTTGCCGCACCTTGAAGAACTTGGGCTTGTGGAAGGAAAACAATATCTCGGATTTGATACTGTCGAAGAAGCGGTTGATAAAGTTGAGTTTGCGCTTGCAAATCCAGAATGGGCTAAGGCTGTTGCGACTTCTGCGCACAACATTGTCCATGAGCGACACACGTATGAGTTGCGTATTCAACAGATTTTTGATGAGGTAGGATTGGCATGAACATTGATAAATGGAACAACCAAGTTCTAAAAAGCAAGGGGATAAATGAAGTTTCTCATGCCCCTAAGATTGTGCGCTCTTTAGGAGATGCGCAAAAAGCAACGCTGGCAGACGGAACTGTGGTATATCGTACAGACGCGCTATGGGTTGATGGATACGGCTTGGTCAAGTGCGCACCGCAATCTGCCCACTTTGTTTATGCCGCCCCAAAATCTCATAAAGGATGGGGCTTATGGTGCAGTTGCGGGAGTATCGCAGGAGTTGTTGGTTACGCCGCATATTCCAAGTTGGCAAGTCCGATGAGTGACGGAAAAGTCGTAGCCTGCTTAAGAATGTTGACGGAAAAAAATAACGTCGGGGTTTCCCGTCACGCGGACGGCACGGTGGAGTGATGAACTTTAGCGGTAAGCGCGTCTTTATTTCCGGCGGCACAGGATTCGTGGGGTCGCACCTGACGAGAATACTTCGCTTTCTCAATGCGAATATTATGCTTCTTGAGCATGTCAGGAAAGCACCGCCAAACATCGGTAAATTCGTTGGCGACATAACCAATGTTGACGAAGAGTTCACCATAGAACTAAGGCGTTTTGCGCCAGAAATCATTTTCCACCTTGCCGCACAACCACTTGTTTCGGTTGCCATGAAAGACGTTTGCGAAACAATTGATACAAATGTCAAAGGATCGGCAAACCTCCTGTGCGCCTGCAAAGACCTGCCAACTCTCAAATCTCTCGTGTTTATCAGTACGGACAAGATTTTTGGCAACGTCAGTCCGATTACAAAAGACACCATTCCGCAGGGCTATGAGCATCCGTACAACGCCTCGAAGCTGGCTGGCGATACACTTGCAAAAATGTATTCCTTGTTTCTTGGTATTCCGACTGTTGTTGTCAGAAATGCAAACGTCTATGGTTCAGGAGATACACATTTTGACAGGATTATTCCAAGAACAATTCGCAACGCTGTGCGAGGCGAGCCACCTGTCATACGCGGAGACGGAAGCAACACAAGAGACTACATTTACGTCAGTGATATTGTTGAAGGATACCTGAAAGCGGCAGAACTTCCGTACAAGCAGAATTTGACCGAACTAAACCTGTGCGGCTTCAATCATTCGGTTGCGGAAATTGTTGATACAATACTTGAAAAAATGAACAGAGTTGATCTTGCGCCAACCTACGAAAAACAGTGGAAAGGCGAAATTCCGCACCAGCACATTGAGAACGACTTGGCAAAAGAACTGATTGATTGGAGTCCTGCGATTGATATTGACACCGGACTTGATTTCACTATTCCTTGGTACATGGAACCAAAATGAATAAAATATCTGTTTTCGGTGCGGGCGGATTTATCGGAGGAAACTATGCCGCTAAATACGCAGACGAAATAGGGGTCGTTCAAAGAGACTTTATTATCTCGGAACATCCAGACATTCTTGATTTTGTCAGCACGGTTGACAACTACAACGTAAAGACAAATCCGTATCTTGACATAGACACGAACCTGTCTTTACTGATTGAAAAACTTGAAAAAGCAAGACAGTTTCACGGAAGCAAAACAGTCTATAACATAATTTCCTCATGGTTTGTCCTAGGCAAGACTGCGCTTCCAGCAACAGAGGATTCTCCGTGCTTTCCAACTGGCTTTTATTCCGCGACTAAATTATGCGCCGAGCAACTCTTGGCGTCCTACTGCCAAACTTTCGGCATGAAGTATCGCATTCTGCGTCTTGGAAACGTAATTGGAATTGGCGATAAAAAGATAAGCGCAAAGAAGAATGCGTTGCAATACATGGTCAGGGAACTTGCGCAAGGAAGAGAAATAAACCTTTACAAGAACGGTTCGGTTAGAGACTTCATAGACGTGCGAGATGTTGTCTCTGCAATCCGCCTTGTTGTTGAAAACGGAAAAACAAATCAGATATATAATGTCGCAAACGGACAGGGCTTGAACATTGAGGAATTAGTAAGGCACGCCTGGCATTGCGCCGGATATACCGGAAAGATAAACGTTATCGAAGTTCCAGAGTTCCATAAAATCGTTCAAACGCCAATAATGTTTCTTGACATTTCCAAGATAAAAGAGTTGGGATATTCTCAGCAATACGATATAAAGCAGACCATCGCATCTCTCGTGGATTATTACAAGCACAATGAATAGCGAATATATTTTAGACGTAGTAAGAGACTTTATCAATAAGAAAGCCCCAGAGAAGTTCGTTCCGGGGGAGACCTATGTTCGTACTTCTGGAGCGTCCTGGAACGCCGATGACGTTGCTTCCATTGTTGAAGTTGCGCTAGGCAGGTGGTATGTTGATGGCGCACACGCCTACGAATTTGAGAAGTTTTTAGCAAACGCAACTTTACAGCGGTATGCTATTTTATGCAATTCTGGCTCATCCGCCAACCTGCTTGCGATCTCCACTCTAATGTCAAATCGCCTAAAAGACAGGGCAATCAAAAAGGGCGACGAAGTAATTACCGTTGCGTGCGGTTTTCCAACAACCGTAAATCCAATTATCCAGAACGGACTTGTTCCTGTTTTCATAGACACGAATATTCCAGGATACAACGCTCTTCCGCACTCTGTCAGCGAAGCAATCACGCCAAAAACAAAAGCAATATTCATGGCGCATACACTTGGAAATCCATATCGAGCAAAGGAAATAAGAGAACTCGCAGACCAGAACGGATTGTGGGTTGTTGCGGATTGCTGTGATGCGCTTGGGGCTGAACATTACTCAAAACCAGTTCCGGCTTGGGCGGACATATCCACGTTTAGTTTCTATCCTGCGCACCACATTTCGATGGGCGAGGGAGGCGCAGTTACAACAGACAGTTCTTTATTGAACAGTATCATACGCTCATTCCGCGATTGGGGCAGGTCTTGTTTTCCAGCAGGAACACTTGTAGACACAGATAGGGGCGTTGTTCCTATAGAAAAGATACGCGTAGCCCAAGACAACGTGAGAACGCACACCGGAAAATATACGGATGTTAGACAAACATCCGTTAGAAAATATTCTGGAAAACTATACACAATCAAGTCGTCAATGCGACCAAAAATTAGCGTCACAGAAGAACATCCGTTTTTTGTTTGCAGGAATGGAGAATATTTATGGGTTCTGGCAAAGGACTTACAATGCAAAAAAGACATTTTCCTAGAGGCAATTCCACAATACGGGAGATATAACAGTACGCGCCCGATACATTTTTCATATAAAACCCTTTATCAGACAAAAGAAGAGGAGATAGTTCCGAGCAAAGAACTTGCTAGACTAATTGGATATTGGCTTGCAGAAGGCAGTTTAGCAAAAGGATTAAAGGGAAAAAGCGGATATATAGAAAACAAATACTATTCGTATCGAGTTGATTTTGCGTTTCATAAAGACGAGATTGAATATATTGAAGATGTAAAAGAACTCATGCGTAAGTGTTTCGGCATTGCGGGAAACGTAAGAACACACGGAAAGTCAAACGGCGTATCTGTTTGTTTCAAAACAAGAAAGGGTTACGAGTTTTTCAAACAAATGTTTGGAACTGGCGCGGCAAATAAAAGCCTTCCTGAATTTATTTTTAGATGGAGCGACGATCTGTGTTTAGAACTTATAAAAGGATACTGGCGCGGAGACGGAAGTTCATCTTTCCAGGGATTTAATGTTTCGTCAACAAGCACCATATTGATAAATCAAGTAAGAGAAATGTTGCTCCGAGTTGGAATTCTGACCTCTTCGTATAAAAGAGGCATAGGCGTACACAAACCTTCCGTTATAAACGGAAAGAACGTAGTTGCAAAAAACGATCTACACTCTCTATCTATTTATGGGAAGAACGCAGAAAAACTTGGGGTTTTTCTTGGGGAACCGTATAAGGCAAGAACTAATCACGCATTTTCTTGGATTTCAAATAATTATGCTCATTATCCAATCCGATCTATTGTTGTCTCTGAGGTAAGCGACATTGATGTTTACAACTTAGAAACGTCATCAGAAGAACACAGCTATCACGTTAACGGAATTGCTGTTCATAACTGTTGGTGCGCGCCAGGAAAAGACAATACGTGCGGAAAAAGGTTTGACTGGAAACTTGGAGACTTGCCACAAGGCTTTGACCACAAGTATATTTACTCTGAAATTGGATATAATCTCAAGGCAACCGACCTGCAAGCCGCTGTCGGACTTTCACAAATAAAGCGTCTTTCAGCATTTGTTGAAACAAGACAAAATAATTGGCAGTTTTACAGGGACGAATTGAACAAGTGGAAAGATTACCTTATCCTTCCAGAGAGATCGTCGCACAGTAGCCCGTCTTGGTTTGGTTTTACCATATCCATAAAGGAAAACGCGGGGTTTTCAAGAAACGAGTTTGTCTCGTTCTTGGAAACTAACAAGATTGGAACAAGGATGTTGTTTGCAGGAAACCTAACAAGACATCCAGCCTATAAAGATGTAAAATATAGAGTAAGTGGAACACTGCACAAAAGCGATTTCGTGATGAATTCTGGTATGTGGATCGGAGTTGCGCCAATCATAACCAGACCAATGCAGGAGTATGTCGTAGAAAAGATTGGTGAATTCATGGAGAGTCATTCGTGAACGGAAGAAACTACTCTAACATAGACAAATATCTTCAAAAACTTATCAAAGATATTTACCCGCAACCCCCGGACGAAAACCACACTATTTGGGCGGCGGAAAGCATACTTGAATTTACAAGAAATTCAACCAATGTTCAATCCGTTCTTGATCTTGGTTGTGGTCAAGCGTTTTGTCAGGGCTTCTTTACAAACTACGGGCTGGATTATGTTGGAATTTGTCTTGGGGAAGATTACGAAATTGCATTGAAAAATGGCAAAAACGTGATGAATTGCGATTTCACTTTTCTTCCGTTTGAAAACGAAACCTATGATATGCTCTATGCAAGACATTCTCTTGAGCATAGTCCAATGCCGCTTCTTACATTGACGGAATGGTACAGGGTTTCAAAGAAATACGTTGCGCTTGTGCTTCCTTGTCCTGATTATTGGGGGCGCAAAGGCAGAAATCATTATTTTGTTTTGGATTCAGAACAGTGGGAAAACCTGTTTGACGTTGCTGGATTTGATGTTGTTTATCAAAAAACAAAAATATACAGAATGGGGGTTGAAAAAGACGCAAGGGACGAAGAAATAGAATATTGGTTTTTGCTGGAGAAAAGAAAATGAAAATTTGCGTAGCGGTTAGGACGAAAGACGAAGAAATAAACATTGCAAGGTTCTGCGAAAGCTATACATGGGCAGACAAAATCCTTGTTGCCGACGGCGGGAGTCGAGATGACACAATACAAATAGCGAATAGTTTCAAAAACGTCGAAGTAAGAAACTACGATGTTTTCGTAGAGATGCAAAATGGAATTACAAGAAATCCACACGGCTCTCATTGCAATTTTCTTATAGATTGGGCGTTTATCGGAGAGAGCGCGGATTGGATAATTTTCGATGATTGCGATTGTTTTCCAAACAAAACCGTAAAAGAAGACGCAAGAAAAATAATGACGGAAACACAAAAAAACTATATCTTCGTAACCCGCCTGTTTCTTTGGAAGAACGAGGGTCACTTTCCGGCATTAGCGCAACCATTGAAAGCCGGAAACTTTGAACCATCAATTTGGGCGTGGAGAAATGGAACGCAACTTCGCTTTCGCTCTGACCGCGTAAGCAGGGAGGAAAGTCATCAAGAATTAGCGTTTTCTCCGCAAGAAAACGAGAGGCTGAATTTATATCCGCCCTACGCGTTGTTGCACAGCCCTTGGCAAACTGACGAGATGGTTGAAAAAAAGCTAAAGTTCTATAGAGAGTCTGGGCAAATCCCGACAATGCTACATCCTCTTGAGTTTGGCGGTTCAATAGAGCCTTTGCCAGAGTGGGCGGTCTTATGAAAATTGACATTCTTTGTGGCGCGGGTTCCACTGACGGCGTTGTTCCAAGCGATATTTATGGAAAGAATGGGCGCGTGGGCGTGGGCGGCTCTGAACTTGCGCTACTTACGCTGTGCGAGGGCTGGTTCAATCAGGGACACGATATTCGTCTATATAACAATCCGAGGCGCGCTAGCGAGACGTTTGAACAACTTCCGGTAGAACATTTCTACAAGGACGAGGCGAGAGACATTCTTATTGTTTTCAGGGAGCCAACCGCCAAAGCGTATAAAGCGAAAGGCAAAATCATTTTCTTTTCCTGCGATCAGTACACAACCGGAGACTTCGCACATTTTTCAACAATCGCAGACGCAGTAGTGACAATATCTCCGTTTCACTCGGAGTATTTCAAGCAAAGATACAATATTGACAAGTCAATTCATATTGACCTTCCCGTAAGAGATTGGGAGTATAATAGTCCGCAGGAAAAAGTTCCAAATCGTCTTATCTTTACTTCTGTTCCAGACAGGGGCTTGGAGCATGTTGCGAGAATGTATCCGATACTGCAAAGTAAAATTCCAGATATTTCTCTGGTGATTACATCTGATTATCGTTTATGGGGAAACGGCTCTCCTGGAAATTCTGGGTATGTTGCAAGGTTTATCAACTCAAAGAATGTTCAGTTTCTTGGGGCGGTTCCGAGAGAGCGACTTATACAGGAACAGCAAAAAGCGCAGATACACTTCTACCCCGGAACCTACGACGAGCTATTCGCCATTGCAGTAGCAGAGTCGCAGGTGGCTGGCGTATTGCCAATCACGTCGGACGCGGGCGCTATGAAAACAACTAATATGGGAGTGGTTATCGAAGGACATCCAATAAGAACGCAAGGAATATTTATCGAGAAAACTATTTCGTATTTGCAAAATCCAGAACTTCCAAACATACAAGCAAATCTTAGCAAGCTGGCAAGAGAGAGATTTTCACTAAACACAATTCTTGCAGAATGGGATAAACGGGTACTCAATGGATAAGTATAAAATTGTTTATATATCAGACTTCTCTCTAGGCGAGAAACAAAACGGAGTGGCTACTGCGCGCAGTGGCTATTCTGGAATTGGCATGGCATTGTGTCAAAAACTACAGGAAATGGGACACGATGTAAAGGCTCTTGGAATAGGATATACAGGGCAGGAACATGGCGGTACATTCTCTCTCGTTCCGTGCGGTTCGCCAAGAGACGCGGCGGGTGTTCTAAACAACCTAAAATATATGTGGAAACCAGATGTTGTTGTGGTTGCGCTCGATATTCACTTTTTCCAGGAGATGTTTTTTCCAGTCGCAAAGAAGTTGGGAATAAAATATATTTGTATCACTCCGCTTGAAAGCGAACCGCTTTGCATGACTTGGGCTAACTTACTTGGTCAAATGAACAAGGTTTTCTTCATATCTGAATTTGGAACAGAAGAGGCTAAGAAGGCGGGAGTAAACGCAGAGCATCTAAAAGTTGGAATAGACACTAACTCGTGGAGACTTCGCACAAACGAGGAGTATTTATCCATTCGCAAAACGCTTGGTTTCGAAGAGGATGATTTCGTTGTCCTAACGGTTGCAGACAACCAGGAAAGAAAGAACCTCTCTGCTGGATTGGAAATAATCTCAGAATTGAAAAGAGTTCATAAGGTAAAGGTAAAGCACGTTCTTGTAACAAGAGAAGATAGCATGGTTGGCTGGAAACTGTACGATCTTGCCATGCGCCTTGGAATTTCATCCGATCTGCGAGTTTTCAAGTCTGGACTTCCGTTTATGGAGTTATATATGCTGTACGTTGCGTCAGACGCATTTCTGCTTTGCTCAAAGGGGGAAGGCTTGGGCATCCCGGTAATGGAGGCGATGGCGGTTGGTATTCCGATAGTCGCTAACAAAGTTGGCGCAATCCGCGAACTGCTCAAAGATGGGCGAGGGTTTATTGTTGAACCAGAATACCAAATGATTGACCCGTTCGGAAACCAGAACAGGTACTTTATAAACAAGTTTGTTGCCGTGCAGGAACTATCCTATATCAGCGAAAACAAAGAGAATTTACACGGTGTAATTGCAAGAGCGAGGGAGTTTGTTGAGCAGATGAATTGGAATGTTCCAGCCGAGCAACTTGCAAAAGCCATAGGAGAGGTTGTCGATGAACAGGGACTTCCCATATCTTGAGGATGAGGTTTGCGATGTCTGCGGCGAGTTTGGCGCATTTGACATCTTTGGAGATTTCCTATGCTCATCCTGCATACAAAAACTAAACAAAAAGAATAGGAACAAACATGAGAAAAAAGCACGAGAAGGCACAAAACACGCTTCTGGACGTAGCGATACTAACGGCGGGGGCGATAGACCCAAAGATATTTGAGAAGTGCGTTCAAGCAATATGTACCGAAACTGCGGAAATTCCAAGCAAGCTGTACGCTTTCAGAAACGGAGTTCCAGAAGAAACAAAGGTTGCGTATGACAATATTCTTGGTTGTCGGGATATTCGAGTAGATAAAAGTCCGCAGAACAAGGGTTATCCTTACGGCGCAAATCGAGTTATCCGAGCAGGAAATTCCCCGCTTGTCTTATTCGTAAGCGATGACGTTATTCTTCACAAAGGAGCGGTTGAGAAACTCATACGAAGGATGGACGATCCCACAATCGGTATCTGCGGTCTGAAACTTATCTTTCCAATAGACAGCACAGACCCAGGACGACCTGCTGGAAAAGTTCAGCACATTGGACACGCCATTGATATTCACGGAGAAGTTGTTCATCCGTTGGTTGGTTGGAACCCAGACAATCCAAAATGCAACATATCTCGTGAGACAATTTCGGTTACTGGTGCGTGCTTTATTGTCCGAAGAAGTGTTTTCAACAAAGCGGGCGGTTTTTTTGAAGGATATGGAATGGGATACTTCGAAGATGTAGACCTAAATCTTGAAATCCGACAGCAAGGACACAAGGTGTTTATTGACACAGAAGCAACCGCAACTCATCACGTAGGCGAGACATTTATAAGCCAGAAAATCAAAGCACCGTTTGAGCAAAACAAGATGATCTTGCGACAGCGAAAAGGAAGCCTTTTCTTCAACGATAGTTGGACATACTTCTAATAACCCCATTTCTGCGTCTTTCGTTTTACTAAAAGATATGCGATAATTATTGCATGACATTTTCAGCACCATTTCAAGCACCGTTTAGCAGACTGTTTCCGCAGGAGGTCGAATCATGCAACAAATACCATTAGCGATAGGGCGACCAGTCTCGGCTGGAGGAGGCGGGTTGCTGAAGACCGGGCAGACCACGCAGTACTCATCTGAACTAGATGACGGGTATTATCAGAAGGGGACTGCCAAGAGTTACACGGTCAATACAACAGGTGCGCAGGCGGGGACGACCAATGTGGATTTAGCGCACCTTGTAAATACTGGCATCTCATTCGACAATGCAACCAAAGAACTGCGATGCACGGGTCAATGCGGCGTGTTCAAAGCGGCGGGAGGAGAGACCATCGTGGTGAGCGGGTCATCCGTTCCCGCGAATAATGCGGTGTGGACAACGGCATCCGCGACAGCGGACAAGGTGGTGCTGACAACTGCCCCGACTGATGAGAGTGCGGGAGCGAGCATCACGGTGGCGAAGAGGGATGCAATCAGCAACAATACAGTGCTGGATAATGTCACGGGGCTGACGTGGCTGAGATACCAAAGTGCAAAGATGGGTATAGCAGGAAGTGGAGCCATGCCTTGGACGGGGCAGGTCTATGATATTTTTGCTTTTTGCGCTGCTGCCAATGCCGCCTCGCTTGGAGGATATACAGATTGGAGAATACCAAATTTATTTGAAATAATCAGCATATGGGATTATGAAGTCCCTGCTGTAATCAGAAACAGCACTGCGTTCCCAACTCCGACTACTAACTGTTGGCACTCAACGACACAGGCTAATGCGACTACTGCCGTACTTCAATTTTACCCAACCAGCGGAACTTTATCATCTCTGGATAAGGCAACTGCGCGAACCGCCCTTCTTGTCCGAGGTGGATAATGTTACCTAACCCCAAAACACAAACACTTGCACAACTTCAGGCAGTAATCGTCCCGACAAAACGGGATGCGCTGATTCAACTGAATGGCGGAAGCGACAAGGTATTCGATGAGCCAGTCCGCAAATATCGCAAGGATGGGCAGATTGAGAGCGAGATACAAACCGTCCGGGATGTGGAGACTGGTGCGGTGGTAAGCGGCAAGACGATCACATGGACGTATTATGACGCAATAAAAAATGCGCCAGTGGATACCATCACGATTGTTGAAACGAACGCGAAGGGTGCGGAGATGAGCCGCAAGGTTATTAAACATTATTTGGACAGGCAGCCGGAGGTTTTGAAATGACGACAATTTGCGCTTATGCACAATTCACGCTTTCTAAAGTGGGAGTTAATGGACTGACGGTGACATGGGATGTGGAGCAGATCACGCGCTCGGATGGGACGCGCTCGGCATTGGTAACAGGTGGTGCAAATAGCATCGCGGTGGGACGTAGAGGGCTGTACGGTTATGTTTTGACTGGTGCTGACCTGACGCTGTATGACTATGTTTTCACTGCCATCACTGCAGGCACGGTTGACCAGAACGAAGTGGCGGCGATGTGGACATATTTCGACATCCACGCCCTGCGCCCGACTGTTGCCGACCGGACAGTTGATATTTCCGAAACTGGGGAGGTCGGACTTGATTTTGATAATGTCAAACAGGCTACTGCGCCAACCACGTTATCTGGAATTACCGTTCCGACTGTGACAACTCTAACAAACGTACCCGCCGCCACTGTTTCAGAAGCAGACAAAGATGATATTGCACAGAAAGTGTGGGACAGCACAATTGCAACCACAAGAACGCTGACAACTCCGGCTACGCAGATTGTCTCTGCAATTGAAAACTCTGAGCTGGCAATTGCAAGAAACGTGGACTTCGACGCGGTGATTACCGGATTGTCAATTCCTACCAACTGGACTAAGATTTACGCAACCATCAAGCGATTAAAGACAGACACAGACGCAAAGTCTCAACTTCAAGTCGCAGTAAGAAATCCAGCAGACCCCGCGCTGGACGGTCTTGTGTTTATAAACAAAGAACCCGCAGGAGCAAACAGAACTAGAGGTGCGCTGATCGCAAGCTCGTCTGGAACAATCGCATGGTCTATTGAAGATGATGTGACAAGTCTTTTGGAAGTTGGAGACTACTCATACGACGTAAAAGCCCTCACCCCAAGCGGAACTATTTTGCTTGCCGGTAGCACAGATGCGCTAATTTATGACACAGAGACATACTCTCTATCGTAGGTGATTGATGCAAGAATATCCATATAACTCCGCGCTAATTTTGACAGACGACATATTTCTTCAATATGGCGGACAAGTAGGAACGTCTACTGCCCAACAACGCTCTGCCGCTTATTTGCTTGCAGAAGAGCAGATGGTCGAGCATCTAAACACGTTCCTTGTTCCAACAATCGTAACCGGAACATATCAATGGAACGGCGGAAATCCGTTTGTGCTTGATTACGGTCACATCCTAAGCATCAAAAACATTATCGTTTCCGATATTAATTGGCTCAATTCGTGCGAGGTTAATACTACGTCTGGATGTGCCGCGATTATGAACGCACAACACGGTTACGTTGACGTTTCATATATGCTTCTTTGCGGAAGTTGCGGAAGCGCCGTTGGCTACCCTCCGTATAATATTCAGATAGCGTATGAAAGCGGATTTGCAAGCGGAACTGTATATAATCCATCCATGCTTGCGGCTTTGTCGATTGCCGCTCAGATCAACCTCAATGAATTTGATGTATCGTTGTCAAACGAAGGAGTTGGCGACATTGGAATACAGAGCTTCTCAAACCAGTCATACTCAGAACAAAGAGTAAAACTCGGAAGAAGCGCATTTGGTTCTTCTGCGCTTGCGCAAAGAGCCGCAAGGCTGGTAAAGAAATACAGAGCGCGTTCTGGATTGAGTTTTCATAGATAAGGAGATTTTACTTTGGTAGCCGGACTTGTTCTTCTCTGCAACATAATATCTTACTCGTTCTCAAATGATGATGAGGTTGGAGGCGCGGAGCCGTCCGGTACGGTGGTGTATGATAATGTTAGGTTGCGCATGGAGAACAGCCGAAACTCCCTCGATCTTGCCATTCAAGGATTCGAGACATCCAAGCTCTTCTCTGCGGTTGTTCATCCACAACCAGGGATGCAATTGGTGGAACGAAAACACTTCCTGCAAATTACCAACCCCTCCAATAGCAACCACTATCTCAAGATGTTCCGTATTGTGAATATACAAGAGTCAAACTTTCATCCATCCGACCCGCGCAGGTATCTCATCCTAAATCTCCAAAGGGTCGAAAATACTCACGGAAATAATTATCAATGAAATCTATTCAAGCCTCGGACATTGTTCCTCAGGGCGTTCTGCTAAAGATTGCCAATCGTATCGCCGCCAGCGCGAGGGGATTTGCAAAGGGAACCGGAAGCACAAGAATTCCGAAGTCTATAAAAGTCGGTAACGTCAGCGCAACCAAAGATACTGCGTCTATTACAATCTGGCTCGACACAAACATTGCTCCGCAGGCAGTAATATTTGAGAGAGGCGCAAAACCTCATGGCATAGACGCTAGAAATGCTCCGCTTCTGGTGTTTGAAGGAACAAACGCGTTTGCCGGACAAATCATAAAAACGGAACACGTAAATCATCCGGGCATGGAAAAAAGACCGTTCTTGCAACCAGCGAAGGACAAGCACAGAGAACAAAATAAGGCAGAACTTAGAGACTCTGTTGGTAGAAACATAAGGCTGGTAATTAGAAGTATGGCGAGGAAGGTTTAGTCCGTACTATAAATCTCAGGGGAAATTTAGGCGAGCGAACTCTCCATGTAATTGCTTTGCCGCCTCGTCATAAGCGCGAGCGGCGAGTTCAACCGTGGCGTATGTTCCGAGATGGTGTATTTTATTGTTGACTTTAATTTTTGCCTCCCAACCTTTTCCGTGAGCCGCTACGCCCTTATATCCAGACGTATTATTGGCGGCCTTGCCGCGATTTCGCTGATTCTGAGATACCGTGCAAGCGCGCAAGTTTTTTTCGGTATTGTTTAGCGGGTTGCGATCTACGTGGTCGGTTTGCATGTTATTTGGAGTTCTAGCAACAACGCGGTGCATAAAAACCGTCTTTTTCTTCCCGAAAAAATCGCGCTCTACTCGCACGGCGCGATACAACGTAGAATTCAAATCCCGTTGCGCATACCATTTGTATTAATTGAGTTCGTCAAACCGCCAATCATCCACCAGCGCGACTTGTCCTTGTGTAAGTTTGATTTCTTTTGTCATATTATCTCCAATGCAATCCGCCCCGCCTATGTGGGGAAGCACATAAGCGGAGCGGGTGTTGCCGATTCTAGCTTGGCTCTTCCCAGCCGACAATATTCATTCTATCATAAAAATGCCTATTTGGGTTAAAATTGCGCTAGGTAAACCATGATCTCAAACGAACTCATTAAAGCCGCAATCGTAGCCAAGACACAGGCAACCGCAACAATAATCGCCGCGCTAACGGATGGCGCGACTGGCATTAAAGAGTTTAACTACAGAGGCACAGACTTCTCTTATCCGTGCATTAGGATTCATATAGACTCGCAATATGGGATAGTCTGTCCTTCTGGGATCGAGTTCTCATTCTATGTATTCAGTGAGAAGGCATCTAGTAAAGAAGCAGACCACATTGCCGGAATAGTTGTCTCTACTTTTCAGGATTTATCTTTTAGCCAAAATGGAATAAAATTTGTGAATATTAATATACTAGAAAATATTCCAGCAATTGCTCAAGACGAACTAACCTGGAGATCGCAAATACGATGCCGAACAATTATTCACAACGGGTAGAAGAACCACGCAAGTATAAATCCATTGAAAAGATTTCTCCACCTTTGGAACAGGTTGAAACCGTGCGTATCGTCCTTTTGCTGGACGCAATACTAATGGTTACAGGAGAAGTTTCGAAGCAAGTGTATAAATTCCCTGGAGCAGGATCGGTTGTAGATGTAGACAAATTAGATGTAGAGTTTTTACTGCAAAAACGTCAAGGTGGCCGACAATGTTGTGGAAGTGGAACGACAGAAGGCAACCAGATTTTTGCTCTCGCTGGAGACTAAACAATGACGGAACCCTTGGTGACTGGCGTACCAGTCGGGAACATCGACGCTCAAGAGGAAATCTATCTTGACGGTGCTCCATATTTGTATTTTCAGGACGCAACGGCTAACCCGCTGAACAATCCTGATTCTGATGGCTTTTACTGGAACTTGAGCGGCACGTCCACTTATCCAGTCTATCGCCTCGGTTGTATTCAGGATGTGGCACTATCGGAGGGCGTAACGCTCAATCAAGTCCGTTGCGACTCAATCGGCGATAAGTCCGTTATTCAACGCAGGGACTATGTTGAATTTTCGTTCACATTCACCACCCTGCTTCCCCTGACCGCGTTGCGCCACATGCTCAATCTTGGCTCAGCGCCAACAGTAGGGACTGGTTACGAGAAGGCTGGAATTGGCTCAATTCAGAACTCCCAATATTATATGTTCTACGCCCCAAAGGTGTATGATGATGTTGCTGGAGATTATGTTGCCTTCCACCTGCACCGAGGCCAGTTCATTGACGCTTGGACAATCAACATGAAGTACGGCGAACCCTGGATGGTTGAAGGGGTAAAAATCCGAGGCTTCGCTTCAGAAACAATGCCCGCCTCGCAGAAATTCGCCACGATAGTGAGGGGCGATCTTTCGGCACTTCCGTAAGCTAAATGAGTAGCCGCCCGGTCAAAAGCCGGGCGGTTCTCAAGGATGAATATGAGAAAACCGAGAAGGCTAAAACTAAAAGAATGGTCTGAACTGGAAGATGTACGAGGGAGGATAGATACTGCCGCAGAGAACGGAATGATTGGTTCTGTCTGCGACCAAATCTTCAAATATATAAGTCTTTGCACAGAAGAAGATACCGACCTCGAAACGCTTCCTTGGACGGAGATTGCGGAACTGTTCAACGCGTGCGTTTCTGAAAACATTCCATCAAAAGACTTTCCAATATTCTCTGAAAAGATAAAAGAAGATAACAAGGGCTACTTTGATTACGAAGGAAGAACTTGGTACTTTTGGTTGAACATCCTTGCTAGAAATTATGGCTGGAAGCAGGATGAAATAGCAAATCTTGATATTGACATTGCGATTGGTCTTTATCAGGAGATATTGTTTTCAGATCAGGCGCAGAAAGAATGGGAATGGGGCTTGAGCGAGAAAAGTTTATCGTACAACAAATCTACAAAGAGTTCGAAGTTTGTACCGCTTGACCGTCCAGAGTGGATGAAGCCTATTCGGAAGAAGGGGAAGGTTATCAAAACAAAGATACGTCAGGATATGATTCCAGTCGGTCTTGTAGTAAACTTGGATGTGGACGAATAATGAAAAGCAGACTTTTGAACTTACGAGATGCTCTGCTTCTAGCGCAAATCTTAGAGAAAAATGTTGATAAGAATGTGGGTTCGGTTTCTGTTTTGGACTTCGTTTCTGGGATAATCGAAAAAATTACTCCCGAGGACTATTTACACGGTGTAATTTTGATTACCGGAGAAACAGAAGAAAATGTCAAAAAAGAGATTTCGATTGACATTTTGACCTGTTTCATTGACGGACTTCGAGAAAACCAAATTCTGTCTCTTATCTCGTTCTCGCGTTCTCTAGGATTAAAAAATGAGTCTCCCGTCTAGTGCAATAGATATAATCGCAACTCAAATACTCTTGGACACCAAGGGCGTTTTGCAGTCCTTGAAAAACCTAGATTCGAAGGTAGAGAGTTCGGCAACGCGCATTGCGATGATCGCCAAGTCTTTGCAAGCAATGGCAAACTCTGCTGGCGTGTCTATTGATGTAATGGCGCAGAAACTACAAAAACTGAACGCCGCGAGTGGCGGAAAATTCGGAACTCTTGGAATTTCAAATACAGACATAGAACGAGCTACGCAAGTTGCGAAGGGCGTGGAGGGGATTGGAAAAGCCGCAGAAAAGACGAAAGCGCCTATACAAAATATCGGCAACAATATGAATAGCGCGGCTAAGAAATCTAAATATTCTATTGACATAATTCGCACTGCGATGGGCGTTCTAACTGCCATGCTGGTGAATGTTGTTCTATCTGCCATCACAAAATTTGCAAAAGACTCTGTCAAAGCATTTATGGACGTGGAAGAGGCGTTGTGGAGGATTCATACCGCCGAAGTAGCGTTGTCGAAACAGGGCGTGGAAATTTCTATGCAAGGGCTTACGGATGGTCTTGCAAAAATAAAAGAAGAGTTAAAGATATTCTCTGAAACAGATTTGCTTGCCAGTATGTCCACATTCGCGGCTGGCATGGAACAATTCGGATTTTCAGAAGAACAGATAGTTAGCCTAACAAGATACGCCGCTGTGCTGAACGTGGTGTCGCAATCATCCGAGAGTCTGCAAGAAACAACAGACAAAATGATGACGGCGCTTATCTCTTCTCAATCAAGAAGTATCGCCTCTATAAATGTCCAGTTTGGCGAATTGGCGATGCAACTAAAAGCCGTAGAGCTTGGATACCTACAGGCAGGGGAAGCCGCAAGTAATTTGACGATAGAACAAAGGGCGCAGGTCAAGACTGCGATTATAGAAGACCGTGCGCTTGAGGCTCTGAAAGAGTATTCTAAGTATCTCGAAACAAACTCCGCAAAGGTAAAGGCAAACGCGGCTTCGTGGGAGGATGTCAAGACGGCATTTGGCGGATTTATGACCACAATCGCGCCAGGACTTACCGGACTTCTTGATCTTCTAACTGCCGTGATAAATACATGGAAACTATTTGGCGCGGTATGGGTCGCCACCGTTGACGGGATTATATACTCTCTTGGTTCGTTTGTAGAAAAAATAAGAGAAGGAAAGAATAATTTAGTTGCGCTTTGGGAAGTATTGACAGATTTTCCTACAGCGTGGAGAACAATATTCAATTTTGAGATACGGTCTTTATTTAATGGGATGCCGGGAGATGCGCCAGAGTGGTTCAAGAAACTTATTGACGGCGCGCTGGATATTCCAGATACGCCAACCATAGTAATACCGATTGAAACAGAAGGGGACGGCGTTTCGCAAGACGCCCTGGATGCGCTAGACGAGCTAGGAGAAGACCTTGAAGAGGTCGCAGAAAAGGCTAGGCAGGCTAGGCGAGAACTAGAAATTCTTACAGAGCAAAAGTATCAAGACATTCTAATCAATGCGGAAATCAAAGTAGAAGATGTCGAGATTGAATTTCAGCAGAAGATCGAAGATGCGACACGAGAACTTGAGCAGGATATTGCCGAAATTCATATTGACGCACAGCAGAAAATCGAAGATGCACAGCGCGAATATCGAGAAGATCAACTACGCGCTGAAATGGAGTTTCAGCAAAAACTAAAAGAACTGCGCGAGCAGTTTATGATGGACTTGGACGACGCTCTCCATGCGCGAGATGCCCGACAGGTTCTTCGCCTCCTGAAACAATACGAGTTTGACAAGAAACAACTTTACGAGCGCAAGGCACTCGAAGATAAACTTCGCAAAGAGCAGTTGGCGGCTGACCTTGCGGCTATTCGTATCGAAGAGCAGAGAAGAATCGAGGCCGTTCAGAGAGAGTACGCGCAAAAGCTCCAAGAACTTGAAATTGAAAAACAAAGAGAACTTGAGAAAATCAATCTTTGGAAAGAGCGCGAACTTGAAGAACTTGCGCTCTGGAACCAAAGAGAGATGGAAGAAATTCAACGCCACGCAGAAGAGAAGATGAAGCAGTTGATGGACGCATACGAAGCAGAATACGGTGCGCACAAGCTGTATCAGGAAATGATAAACGGAGTAATCGAATCGTTTACCGCAGAAAACATTCGAGCCATGCAGGAAATGTACAACTTCATGTCATCTCTTTATGCACAGATTGGCGCGATGTACGCAAACTCAATGGCGATGATACAGGCAACGCAAGGACTGGTTGGAACTCCGCCTCCCACTCCTCCGCCGCTATATCAGTACGGTGGAGGAAATTACGCTGGTGGCGGTACGGTTATCGCAGACAAGCCGACCGTAGCCCTGTTTGGAGAACGAGGGCTTGAGATGGCAACCTTTACTCCGCTCAATAGAATTGGCAGTAATGTGAACGATGTATTTGCCAATCTCTCTGGTGGTGGTGGACTAGGCGGAAAGATTTCGATTGAAATGCTTCTTTCGCCGGACTTGGAAGCAAGAGTTATTCGCAATTCTCTGTCGAAAACAGCGGAAGTAATCGCCCGCGTCAGTCGCAGTAAAGGATAAATAATGACTGTAAACACATTTGCAATCAATGGAACCGCGCTTTCCATTCAGCCAACAAAACACAACTGGATAAAGAGGTCAAGCGTCGGCATAGACGGAGGCGGACACGGCATTTATCCTGCGCTCTCTCAATTCCAAATGCAATGGGATTATATGTCCGCGTCTGAATTTACGCAGTTGCTTACATTTTACAATTCGTTTGGAATTACTGGAACTGTCGTTGCCTCGTTGCCAAAATATAACGACACCACTTACGAGTTTTATGCCTATAGCGGCTGCGTTATTGACGAACCGGGATTTGATAATTTCTTCGAAAATTTTTACGAAAATGTCGTCCTTTTGATCTCCAGCATAAGAGCATAAATGCAGATTTCAGATGCCAACCTAGAGCTAATTCGAAAACGCCCGCAAAGTACAGAACTGTTTTTATCTGTATTCCAGCCGAGGATTGCTTTTCGTTGTCGCGTTGACGATACCCTTATTGCGAAGGGCGAAAGAACCATTGATTACGATACGATAATAGAGGGAAGCTATCTTGACGTTGAACCGGGAATGGTTTTGTGCGTCGGAACTTTGGCGAATCCAAAAAGCCTTGGAAAGACAAGGGTAAAATCCATTACCGTGGCTCATATAGTTGTCGCAGAAAACTCGGATGTAGAGTGGGCAAATAACGCACTGCTGACTGTTTATCGGTATTTTGAAGTATTGCCAGTATATCCGAGAATTATTCAAGACCCGGCAGATCCGGAGAAGGTAATTTTTTACAAAGACTACGACGTTGAGTATGATGACCAAAACTCCGTTCTTGGTGCGTTTCCAAACATGGGATCGCACAGAGCCGCATTTCTTGAGGGTGGTTCTGCTCAGCTTTGGTACACATCCAGCGGAACTTCTGCACTACAAGCCGGAACTACGTTTGCTTACGATTGGGCTTTTGAAGGAGGCGACCCAACAGGCTCCGTAAGCGACCATCCTGGGTATGTTGTTTACAATACGCCCGGTCATTATGTGACAAAATTGATGGTTTCCGGCTCTAACGGCGCAATGGAAACGTCGTATAGGTATGTGTCTATCTATAACCAAATGGAAAGCGGCACAAGTCTTCCGTTCCAAAGATGGTCGTTGGAAAATCTTGCTGGTTCTCGTGATGAGGGAGGCTACACAGCATCCATTATTTTGCACGAAACCGTTGACGAAACACTGATCGAAGAAGGCTCCGTCATTGTAATATTCTCAAGAGACTATTACGGAAGCACAAAGATAAGTCTTGGCGGAAATCAGGAAAACAATTCTTCGATATTCTTTGTCGGGCATGTGCTTGACGGAAGTATTCAGTACGATTATTCAACCAGTACGGTTAGATTTGACGTTGGAAGCATTACAAGATACCTGCAACAAATGGTTGGTTTTTCAATATCAGTTGAAAGCAATAATGCTCCTGACACATGGTACGAACTTCAACAAATGGATATGGAACGTGCGATTTACCATTTTCTCAAGTGGCAATCCACTGTTCTTTTGACAACTGACGTAAGTTATGTTGGCACTAATCCGCAACTTCAATACTTCGACTCCGACAGGTCGTCCATATACGATGCAATTGATAATGTGGTGCGCTCTGCGGTTGTGGGCAAGGCGGTTTCAGACAGGCAAGGAAAGATTTGGGTTGAACCGGATATAACCATTTCCGAAACTGGCACGTATCGCACAACCATGCAAATGACAAATAGGGATTGGGCGAACAGTCCAGTCATAGACGAATTGACTACTCCCGCGTTGTCTTATCTTGAAATGGGCGGTATTCAGTATGATCCGTCCGGTACAGGAACGGTTGCGGCTCGTATGGCTTGTTCTCCAGGAGAAGCGCCTTCGTATCGTGGCGCAATGGAACAAACGCAGGGCTTGGCGTTAAATAGTCAGGCGCACCTAAATCAGATTGTCGGAAATCTGTTTGCTTTCAGAAACTATAAATACCAGTCAATTGAAATGGATTTGGCAGGCTCATATAGAAACATAGATATTGCGCCGCAAGAGTCTTTGAATATTATCATTGACCCCGCGGACACGAACCGCAACGTAACAATTCACATGGACTTCAATCCAAACTCATTAACCTACATATACGACCCAGTGAGTAAATTGTTGCTTGCCTCAACAAGCGTAATTCCGGTTGTAAACGGTGATGTTGTTGAGACAATGCCAATTCCAGATATTCCAATAGACCCTGGAGGGGGCGGTTATAATGCTCCAAAACTTCCAGAGTTTCCGTCTGGAACCGTTGGGATGATGGCTGGCGTAACTTATACGTTTTCCATAGACACGCCTATCGTAGGCGGGGTTCCCGGCCCTCTTATGAATATACCCCGCACGGCAACCAACATCTCTGCCTACTGCGTTGGTGGAACCTCCGTTACATTTAACATTGAATCAAGAAACGCAATTGGCGCGGCAGGAACAGATATAGCCGCCTCGGATTTGGTAGCATCAACAAGCGGGGTATCGTCCGGGCTTCTTTCAAGTGCCTTGCCAGCCGGAAACTGGCTGTGGCTAGATATTTCTGCGGTTGACGGTGCGGTAGAAAAATTTGTCGTAACACTTGCGCTGGTGTATCCATGACGCAGGCTGGTATCGTTTGGTTTCCAAGGTTAGGCGTTCAGAGTAGCCACTGGCGATCTGTTGTTTATGGTGGCGGATTGTGGGTAGCTGTTGCGTCTGCCGGAACAGTTCGTGTAATGACCTCTCCTGATGGAATTGAGTGGACAGCAAGAACAGCCGCATCAGAGAATATGTGGTACTCTGTTGCTTATGGAAATGGCGTTTTTGTGGCAGTGGGGTGGAATCTTCCAGAAGGCGGCGGCGTTTATCGAGTGATGACTTCGACAGACGGCATCTCGTGGACAGCGGTAGACCCAGGACTATATATAAACGATGTTCCTTGGCGCTCCGTCGCTTACGGAGATGGAACGTTTGTTGCTGTTGCTGTTGATGGTTTTGCTAGAGATAAGATAATGTACTCTACAGACGGAAGCGCGTGGGCAACTTCCGTAGAAACGGTAGACAATGAATGGATGTCGGTAACTTACGGAAATGGATTGTTTGTTGCAGTATCCAGAACTGGTGTTGGAAACCGCGTAATTACTTCTCCAGACGGAATTACCTGGACAGAGAGAGCAAGCGCGGCAGATTATTATTGGACTGGAGTTACATACGGAAAGGGCATTTTCGTTGCGGTTGCAGGCGCAGAGGTTGGCGACCCTAATCCAAATCATCTAGTAATGACATCGCCAGATGGGGTTGTTTGGACGCTGAGGGAAAGCGCAACACACTGTTCTTGGAACTCTGTTTCATTTGGCGGAGGTCTTTTCGTAGCGGTAGCCGCCGCCAGCGGCTATTCCGATCCAAACGCATTAGTAATGACCTCTCCTGATGGAATTACTTGGACAATAAGAGTAAGCGCAGAGGATAATCAATGGCAATCCGTAGCCTACAACAATAATCTATTCGTTGCGGTTTCTACCGATGGCGGAAATTATGTAATGACATCTGGAGCGAGAAACGTAATGATACTAGAGACGAGTTAGTAATGAACAATAAACTTTTTAAGCAATTCAAAAAATATAGCAAAGATAGACCGCAGGAAAAACAGGAAATCGCTGGCATCCTCGGACTTCCCGTAACCTCGAAAACAGTTCTTGTTCCTGGGCGCGCCGGATATGTATATGTGCGCCTGAGAAATACCAACGAAATAGTTCAGGTATTCAACGATAAAGTTTCCGCAGTATACGATCTTCCGGTTTTGCTAAATTGGGTTGGCGGAATATATAAAATCACAAGCAGAGATTCGAAGAGATACGCAAGTTGGGGGGCAAGTTCTTCGTTCCTGCCAGAACATAGCCACTATTTAGTACCTTCTATTGCCGTACAGGACGAAGGACTTGCTGTTGGAACTGGCACGACGCTAAACTTTGTTGGAGACAACGTAAGCGTTACTATGGTTGGAGACACGGCCCGCGTAGCCATAATAGACAGCACTGGAAACCAGCCAGTTACGGGCTCTATTGTATTTTGGGACGAAGGGGTTACTAAGGGATCGGCAACAATATTAGACATTATTGGGATAAACGCAGACGTTAGTATAAGCGGAACAGTCGCAAGACTATTTATAACTGGCTCTGCTTCTGGGGCAAATACCGAACTAAGCAACCTCGGAACAACTGCCGTAAACACAGACATTATCCCAAGCGCAGATATGAGTTGGGGGCTTGGTCAGCCCAATAAGCATTGGTTATCTGGTTGGTTTGGAAAGATAAGCCTAGAAATACAAACCGGAATATCGTCTCCAATGTCGGGAGACAGGACGGTTTGGGCTAGTTCCGATGGAAACTTACATACTTTTCCATATGGAGGAAGCGACAGTCTTTTACTGACGGACGCGCCTTCGGACGGGTATGTTTATGGTCGAAAAGACGGCGCGTGGGAGATTGTATCCGGTTCTGCTGGCGGTTCCGCCGAGCCTCCAATCACGGGTTCAATTGTTTTCCAAGACGAAGGAGTTATTCAAGGTTCCGCACTGATATTGAATGTGGTTGGGGCAAATGCGGACGTAAGCATAAGCGGTTCGGTTGCGAGATTATTTATTACTGGTTCGGTTGGAGGATCGGCAAATCCGCCGATCACTGGTTCTGTAGTTATCCTTGATGACGGAAGTTCGCAGGGAAGCGCGCTACTCCTAAACTTTGGAGACAACTTATCTGCAACAATATCTGGGTCAACCGCGCAAATCAACGTGACAAATTTGCCAGCGCCCGTAAACGCAGATGGCGTAATTATCTGGAATGAAGGAACTCCGCTTGGAACCGGCTCTGTGTTGAACTTCGTTGGAGACAACATAGACGTAACTATGAGCGGTTCTGTTGCAACGGTATTTGTAACAGGCTCGTCTTCTGCGCAGAAGATTATGCAAGTTGTGAATACGTCAATGGCAACTGGTTCCGCCCACACCACGCTAATCCCTTGGGACGATACGATACCGCAGAACACAGAGGGCGAGGAGATTATGACAGTCTCCATTACTCCGTCAAGCGCATCTAACAAACTGCTAATTGAAGTCATTGTGCATGTTTCTCATTCAGCCACCAGTAATAGGATTGTAGCCTTATTCCAAGATTCTGTCGCAGATGCGTTGAGCGCGACTGTTTCTGGACAGTTGGGCGGTTATTCTACTTATTTGAACATTGCTCACTGGATGGTTGCTGGAACAACTAGCCCAATTACATTCAAGATTCGAGTTGGGTCTAATGTTTCTGGAACGCTAACGGTAAACGGGTCTGGCGGAAGTAGATATTTAGGCGGAGCATTTGTAAGCTCGATTACAGTAACGGAGATTTCTGCATGACAGAAAAAAACGGCAGTTTCACATACAAAGATTCGGTTAGTCTTGTCAAGCATTATGACGAGGTAATTTCCGCGCTAAAAGAATTGTTGCTAGAAAAGGTTGCAAATATATCCACCACCATTGAGCGCGACAGAGAAACGTCACAGAGGGCGCTTGACCTGTTTGATGAAAAGAACAACACCCACCTAGAGATGCTGAATGGCGAGACTGCGCGAGCGTCAAAGGTCGCGGCAGAGTTCAAGGTTATTCTTGAAAACCTAATCACTAGAACCGAATACGAAATGAGCAACAAGGACTTTCAAAGGCAGATTGATGAACTGAAACAAAACAGGGTTGGATTGGAGGGAGAGAAGAAAGGACGCGCAGACTTTTGGGGATGGGTGTTTGGTGCGGTAAGTTTTACGGGCATGATCGTTGCTCTATTGGATAAAATACCGTAAAAAACACTAATGTTCTATTAATGTTCGCATTATATAATTATGTGAATATTGAAAGGAAGGTACTATGAAATGCCGTTACTGCGGACATAATATTCTATGGTTACGTAGAAAGCCAAAAGGAACGCAGAAGAACGCAAGATACCAGTGTCCAAAATGTCATAAGTATCAGAGTTTCGAGCCTAGACATCCACGAACCGCAAAGATATTGTTGATCGACATAGAAACAATGTTTATGGAAGTGGATGGTATCTGGGACTTGAAAACGGAGTACATACAACCAGACAACATCAGAAAAGATTGGTCGATCCTGTGCTATGCCGCAAAGTGGTTGTGTAATCCAGAAATCATGGGGGCTGTTGTAACACCGAAAGAAGCAATTGAAAGAAACGAAGAAAGTATCATCGAAGGCGTATGGAAACTACTTGACCAAGCCGATATATTGGTTTCTCAGAACGGGATAGGATTTGACATCAAGAGACTAAATACAAAGTTTCTGAAACACGGCTTGCCTCCTCCGTCATTCTATTCGGTAGTTGATACGCTCAGAGTCGCAAAGGATAAGTTTGCGTTTCCGTCCAATGGGCTTGACTACATGGGCAGAGAGATTCTCGGTATTGGTGGAAAGCCGAAGATGGTCATGGATGATTGGCGCAGGTGCGGTAGAGGAGAAAAAGACGCACTTGCAAAAATGCTTTCGTACTGCAAAAACGATGTTGCTCCACTCCTCGAAGATTTGTATTTGAAGTTCCTGCCCTGGATACCAAACCATCCAAACCTAGGAATTTACACCGACCACGACAAAGATGTATGTCCTAGGTGCGAAAGCACGGACATTTCATGGACTGTCCAATACGCAACTCCCCAGGGCTTATTCGACGGCTTCCGCTGTTCCGCTTGCGGCGCACTCGGCAGAGGGACTTCAAAATTACACCGTGTAAAAAAGGTGTCCATAAGACCAACATAGACATATATACTGCGATTTGTTATACTTACTTTACTCAAATCCGAATTTTAGGAAAAACATCAATGATAGACGCTGAGATAAAACTCCTGATCGAGAACACCGTAAGCGTTACTCTGGCAAGACTCGGAAAAGACGGCTTCCCATTTTGTTTACTAGAACACAGCCGAGTCGCAAACGTAGAAACACAGCAAGCCGTTCTAAGAAAGATAGTGACCGGAAACGGAAATCCAGAAGAAGGACTGGTTTCAAAGCACGCCGTTCTTGAGGTCAGGCAGGAAACAGACCACAAAACAATTGCGGAAATCAGGTCCGGCATTTGGGCGGTTGCGGTTATTGGGTTGGGTTTGTTTATGACCTCGTTGTGGCAGATAATCTCAAGATAATATAACCTAGACTAGACTTCCTGCGCTCTGCTCTGATATACTTCTGTTAGGAACAAAAGAGAAGTATGTCATTTTTAATAGGCTCAGATCATAGTTTTTATGACTATGCCGGAACAAATTCGTTTGGCGAACTGTACTATATTCCGATAAATTTCGCCGCGTCTAAGTCTATTTTTACGTTTTTCAAGGCTTGCGACGGCACAAGAGACACTCCGTACTATCCACAAGCCATACAGAGCGCACGAGGCGCACGGAAATTGGCCGCGCCTTACACGTGGTGTCATGGACGAAACTGGTACGACCCAAGGGCGCAGGGCGAGTTTTGGTATTCTAGGCTAAAAAACGAGCCTTTGATAGCGGTGGATTTCGAAGCATACATGGATTCCATTCCAAACTACGATGATCTATGGAATGCCTCAAATCGCATGTTTGAACTTGGTTACAATGGAAAACTAATCCTCTACACCAATTGGGGCTACTGGTTATCTTACGGCACTTCGCAATCAATATGGACAAGGTTGTTTGCGGGAATTTGGCTCGCAGACCCAGACGACGATCCGCCTGTTGCGCCCTGGTGGGCATCTGCGAGTGAGAAACTCAGGAAAGCACCTGCGCCGTTTGATAATTGGCTTATCCACCAAAATTCATGGACAGGAAATCCGCAGGAATATGGTCTGACAAACAATAAGAAAACCGTAGATGAAAATAAAACCAATTTGACAATTGAAGAATTGCAATCTTTATTCGGCGGTGCGTATGTTCCGCCAACTGGAGGCGATATGTACTTAGGAACTATGTTGGAAACAAGGTTGGGATATTCTCAGCCTAGCGTAAATAGCACAAGCCCTGGCTATGTAAATATAAACGACAAAGTTGAGGCAGATCGTATCGAAAACGGTTGGTGGCACGTCGTCAAGGTCAACGGACTCTCGCAGTCTGCAATGTGGATACAGGAGAAGGGCGCACGTCAATTCATCCGTTTGGATTCGACTACCGAACCAACCACTCCTCCTGCTGGAGAAGACTTCCCCGTAACCGTCACCGCCAATGGCGTGCAGGTTTTCGGCGCGACCTATCCAGCCGGAACAAAAGTAGTCATCGGCATCAACTAGATTATAGGATTAACCTTATATGCAGGTCAAAGTTGAAATTACCGTTCCGCCCATTCCTCCGCCAACCCCTAATATCTGGCGTGTTGAGCAAGAGGGAATGTACTGGTTGCTTCCTCAATACAAGCCGAATGGATATGTTGGCAAATCCCTCGTTGTGGCATTGGAAAACAACAAGGCATATCCGTCCACCATCAAAGGCTATGATAACTGGAAGATAGCCCTAACTGATCCGCAACAGTGGTTACTGTTTGGGTTGTTCGTGGAGTTTGCGCCACCCCATATTCGCGCTCTTGGGCGCGAGTATCTCATAAAAAAGTTCAAGGGCTTGTGCGATGGCGGGTTGGCTTTTTTCAATGGAAGAGGGTCTGACGCAAACTGGTTTGCCATTGACGGAAGTAATCTAGGCAGGGAGCCGATCTGCCACGAGACTATAACCACCACTCGCAATCCCGTCAGGATGGTTCCAGGCACAAAGACGTTTGACGCGGTGTATGAAGGTACGGTACAGAAATGGATTTGGACAGAAACAATTGACTATAGTACGCTGAATCCCCCATCTGGAGAGATTGTTACAAGCGAAAACCACTGGTGGGTACAGCAAACGGTCAACGAGCTAAAGTATAAATACTGGCTTGTTCATCGCGCAACGATGATCTATCCAGACAAATTATCTGACGGCACTTACGTTGAGAACCCATTCCCTCATCTTCACATTGACGGATACAATGCTTTTGATGTTCCGATGTTTTGGGCTTCCAAGAAACAAATGAACGCCCTCCCGCTAAGTCGCCTTCAACCGCTTCCAGTTGGCAGTTGGGTTCCATCGTACTACAATCCGTCCAGGACACACAAAAGTTCAAGCGTGCTGTAAACATTCCTAAACGCACCAAACACATAGAGACAACTACAGACAGCGCACATCCAACCGCTGTCTGTTTTCTTATGGTCAGTTCTAGTCATGCAATTTTTGCACCACATCCATTTCATAGCGTTTCTCGTACTCCTCAAGGTACACTACAAGATTTCTTGCTTTTTCTAAATTTATAGCCTTCGTTATCACTCGCATGTTGCAAAAAGCGCAAATTACACCTCGAACATAGCGTTTTCTTTCTTCCGGTTTCATTTCCTTCCATCCTCTTCGGTGTGCATGATCCACGTGTACGTTACCAGTCGGGGGAACTTTCTTGCAGATAGGACAAACTTCGCCCTGTCTATGCCAAATTTCCTCCCACTCAGAAAGAGTTAGCCCATATCTTTTTAGCGTTGCGGCTTTTGGAACTCTTACCATTATTTCGACAGTGAACCAAGATACGAGAACAGGTTGTGCGCCTTTGCATATCTTTCCGCTTCCGCATATCCAGACGAGCGCAGGACTTTCTTCAATTTATTCTTGTCTCTGGTGTGAAATGCTTTGTACTGCGCACACTTGTTTTTGTTGCGTCCGATCTTCCTTCCTTTTCCTTTTGCGCTCTTTTCTTCTGCCATTATTCCTCTTGTGATAAACTCCTGTTTGTCTCATTTTGATTTTTTAACCAGACATCAATTAATATCTTTTTTGCTTTTTTATTATCGCTTATCGACCTGTTATCTTGAATATTAAGCCATTCAATGCAACTATCTGGAAGATAAAATTCAACTCGTCTACTAGGTTCGTATTGTTTATTTTTTGGTATCCACATTATTTCCTACCTTTCTTTATTCATTCTTCCTCTTCTTTCGCTTTCTTTTGCACGGTGTAAACATCCTGCATGGCGGTTACGACAGGTTCAAAAAATTCATCTTCGTGTGAACGTGCGTGTTTCATCATTTCAGATAAAGTTGAATTCCATTCTCCGCACACTATCCTGCCTCTCTTTCTTTGCGCAACCCCATACTGAATTGCATCGAAAACAGCAGACATTCCTCGGTGC